CTTCGTCGCCGCAGCGGCAGAGAGGAAGATGTCGTTGACCGTCATCAGGGCCTCTATCCCAAGCCTTTTCCGGAACGACACCAGGAGGGGAGCCGTGAAAGGACAGCCCTTCCGGAACGATTCGCACCTAATGAAGTACTGGAGATAGGAGTTCTCACCGATCTCTTTTACCGGCCCGCGGTCGGACAACTTCTTCCGCTTCTGGATGATGAGGGACCCCAGCGCCATGCGGAACGGCTTGGCCGGATGTCCTGTCTTCGACGGGAACAACTCGTTGTAACGGGTCTTCTCCTCCATCCTGCACCAGTCCAGCCGGTCGGCAAGAAGGACCCATTCGTTCTTCGGGTCAAGCTGCATCCCGCAGGACTGATTGAAGTCTGTGAAGGCGATCTGATGAAATTTCGGGCTCGTGTATATGGTATCAGCTCCAAGAAATGCAAAGATACTTGACGAATCAAAACTTTATCTTGCATTTATTTTACCATAAACAAGAGAAAAAGTCTTTGAGAAAGATATCATAGAGTTATTTAGCTGTCACTAATTTACGGAACCATTATACGGAGAGAGGGTGGACATCCCCGTGTCAGTATCTACCGTCAGCGCACCGAGGAAAACGTCCTAAAAGCTCAGCTTGTAAGCTTCCATAGACTCACCCCAAAAGCTGATTTCATTTTAATTCCATTCCTCTGCCAACAGAAAATCGCGGATATTGCGGTGCTTGATCCCGTTTCTGCTCATGTCGAACTCATCCAGAGAGACAACATATTTCGGGTAGTTATCGCGGATATTGTCATACGCGCCGAACTCACGCTGAACGGTCTCATCGGATGCCAGCAGATAGGCAACCTGAACATACAGTTTCTCTCCACTCTTGTCACATACAAAGTCAATCTCCTTGTCTCCGGTTCTGCCGACCGTCATTTTGTAGTCCCGGCGTAGCAGCTCCAGATACACGATGTTCTCCAAAATGAGGTTGATGTCACGCATATTGCCGCCGAAAACAGCCTCCCGGATGCCGTGGTCGGCAATGTAATACTTCTCATTGGAGGCAAGGATCTGCTTTCCCTGCAAGTCCTCACGCTTGACCTGATAGAACAAATATGCGTCGCAGCAGTATTTGATGTAGTTCAGGATGGTCTCCGGTGCAACGGTTCGCTTCTCATTTTTGAGGAACTTCGCCAGAGAAGTTGCGGAGAAGGTCGTGCCCACATTCGCAATCACATAAGCGATGATGCGTTCCAGCAAGTCCACGTCACGGATCTTGTTCCGCTTCACAATGTCCTTGAGCTGGACAGAGTTGAACAGGTCATGAAGGTAGAGTTTGGAAGGAGCATCCTCGTAGCGGATGTTGGCAAGGTACGGCATACCGCCGGATAATAGATACTTCTGAAAGCATTTCTGGATCGGCTCATCCGGTGCGATGGGACGGTACAGTTCCAGAAATTCCGCGAAGGAGAATGGGTAAATAACGAACTCCACAAAGCGTCCGCCGAGATAGGTGGAAAGCTCACCGGACAGAAGTTTTGCGTTTGAACCGGTGATATAGATGTCGCAGTCAAGGGATACACGGAGGGAATTGATACACTTCTCCCAGTCTTTTACCTCCTGAATCTCATCAAAAAACAGATAGACCTTGCCGTTGATCTCTGCGGCTCTCTTGATAATCTCATCATGCAGTGACTTTGCGGTTTGCAGATGAGAGAAGTTCAAATCCTCAAAGTTGATAGAGATGAACTGAGCAGAGCTGATACCGAACTCCACAAGTTCCTCTTTTATAAGCTCCAGCATGACCGATTTACCGCACCGGCGAATACCGGTCATGACCTTTATCAGCTCCGTTCCGATAAACGGGCGGATGCGCTTCATATACATTTCACGTTTAATCATGATCATAAGCCTCCTTGCCTGTGGCTGAACATAGTGTAATACATTTACGACTGAAATTCAATGACATATTCCAGAGATAATAATATATAACTTATAAAATCTATATTTCTGTAAATTGCGACAGCTACGAATGCAAATCCGCTTTGGTATGATTGTTGATGCCGAATATACGGCTCGGAAGAACAACCGCCTGAAAAGGCTCATCAGGAATGCTGATTTTGAGCAGCCTGAGGCTTCCGTTGCTGCGATTGACTATGGGCATAACCGTAAAATAAACCGTACATTGGTCGAGCGTCTGGCAAGCTGTGAATACATCACGGAGTATCGGAACATCTTCATTACCGGTGCAACCGGCTGTGGTAAGACTTACCTTGCCTGTGCATTTGGTATGGAGGCTTGTAAGCGCTATTATACGGTCAGGTATGTCAGAGTTCCGGATCTGCTTCTGGATCTTCAGGCAGCCAGAACTGGAGGCCGCTTCCGGGAGGCTCTAAAGAAGTATATCAATCCGACTCTGTTGATCCTGGACGAATGGCTTCTGATGAAAGTGACGGAACAAGATTCTCAGAGCCTTCTGGAACTCATTCATAAGCGCCGCAAACATGCATCTACTATTTTCTGCTCCCAGTATCGGGAATCCGAGTGGTATGCAAAGCTTGGCGGAAAGGATAATCCTCTTACAGATGCCATCATGGATCGGATCTCCTTTGATTTCTACAAGATTCCGATCGAAAGTCTCGATCCGGATAAGGATCTCTCTATGAGGGAAGTCTACGGGCTGGATCCATCTAAGGCTCAGTAATTACAACTATGAATTGATGGTACCGCTTGGACAGAGATGTCTGAGCGGTACCACCGCATAAAACAATAAAGTGGCTCTCAGTCTCCGGACTGGTGGCTCTCAAGTTTCCGGACTGGCGGCTCCGCCGCATAAGAATAATCAATTAAAGCTGAAATATCTTGGCTTCGGTTTTTACAAGGACAGCAAGATAAAAGAATGGAAATGTAGAGCGCACCAAGACTCGATTGTAAAATTAAAACGCAAGCTAAAAGAACTGACCTGTAGGAAAACGCCCGGAAAAGTAAGGGAGAAGATAGAGAAAATCAATCAGGTAACAAGAGGATGGATTAACTATTATGCCCTTTGCTCCATGAAAACAGCGATGACAGCGATTGACGCACATTTACGGACAAGGCTTCGGGTTATTATTTGGAAGCAGTGGAAAGTACCAAAGAAGCGACAGTGGGGATTGCAGAAACTGGGAGTAGGCAAAGACCTTGCAAGGCTAACTTCATACTGTGGTGACCGCTACTAATGGGTTGTCACTAAGACATGTGTTGTAAGAGCAATCTCTAAGGAAGTGCTTGCGAAAGCAGGACTAATAAGTTGTCTCGAGTATTATAATAAGCGTCATGCCTTGAAGTTATGTTGAACCGCCGTATGCCGAACGGCACGTACTGGTGGTGTGAGAGGGGGATTAAATCCCCCCTACTCGATTCCAGCAGGTTGATTTTTTTGTCCAAAATCAAGTATAATTGGATGAAAACTCGGGACGCTGGATGAAAGGGGTTCTTATGAGATCTTTTGATTACAGCAGGCTTTATGAAAAAGCCTGGGATACAGATATTCTAAATCTTGTCGCAAAGATTCACGAATGCAAAGGTAGACAAGATTTATTCATTAGGCAGAAACCTGTTGAGTTGGATCGCCTTGTTGAGATTGCCAAAATACAGAGTACTGAAAGCTCCAATAAAATAGAGGGGATTGTCACGACAAGTGCTCGTATGAAACAGTTGTTTGAAGAAAAGACAACTCCCAAGAACCGTGATGAGGATGAGATCATGGGTTACAGGGATGTGCTGAACACGATTCACGAGAGTAATGAATATATTCCGATTCATCCTTCTTATATACTTCAGCTGCATCGTGATCTTTTAAAGAGAGCAGGTTTTTCTTACAGAGGCCATTTTAAGAATGTGCAGAACTATATCAATGAGACAAAGCCAGATGGAACTGTAGTTACCAGATTCACACCGATTGCGCCTTATGATACTCCGGATGCGGTAGAAAAACTTTGCAATGCCTATGAACAGGCCGTCGCAAATGAGAAGATTGATTCACTGATTCTTATTCCAACGTTTATCTGTGATTTTCTTTGTATTCATCCATTTAACGATGGTAATGGACGAATGAGCAGACTACTTACATTACTTCTGCTGTATAAAAACGGGTATAGTGTGGGAAAGTACATCAGTATAGAAAAGCAGATAGAGAAAACAAAGGATCGATACTATGATACGCTCGAAGCGTCAGATGCCGGTTGGCATGAAGAGAAAAATGATCCGACACCATTTATAAGATATATGCTTCAGGCTATTCTTGCATGTTATACAGAGTTTGAAGAAAGAGTAGGCTTAATGTCCGATACAGGAAATGGAAGTACGGCATATGACATTGTCAAAAAGTATACCGAGGAAAAAGTTGGAAAATTTACAGGGGCAGAGGTTGTAACTCATTGTCCAAGCATAGGAAGGTCCTCAGCTCTTGCAGCACTTAAGAGACTTACTGAAGAAGGACTTATCATTCGGGAAGGATCTGGAAGAAGTACATTTTACGTTCGTGCCGACAGCAAATAATTTTCGTCCAAATAAAATCCGATTTGGACGAAAGGCATTACGATTGGATGAAAAATATTGATAGAGGAGAATAAGCTTGCTGATAATTTTGGATAGCAATATTATTTGTTCAAATTTTCATATGAAAGGCCCTTCGTTTGAGGTTGCTCAGAGAGTCGGCACGATTGTTTTGGGACAAATCGTAGTCGATGAGGTCTGCAATAAATATAAAGAGATTCTTGTAGAATTGGCGGCAAAAGTAAATAATACGATTCAAGATTTGAATAAGCTGCTAGCTGATTCCCCAACATCTTGGAATGAAATAGATGTCGATGATAGATGTGATAAATACAAAGATTTTCTTGAAATGTTTATTATCGAAAGTGGCATGACAGTTGCGGAAGATTATCCGGAGGCAAAGCATAAGGATATCGTTCAGCGTGCTTTACAGCGAAAGAAGCCTTTTAAAGCAGATGGTAGTACTGGATACAGAGATTATCTTGTTTGGCTAACATGTTTAGAGACTGCCAGAAGATATACAAATGAGGAGATTCATTTTATATCCAGTAACACACGAGATTTTGCAGATCCGAATGATAAGGAGAAATTACATTCAGATCTTTTGTCAGACTTAGCAGAGTGGAAGATACCGGATATCAGATTCTATTATTGGAATAGCCTTAAGAACTTTATTGACAAATATGCAAAAACAAAATTCGATGTAATAGAAGCTCGGGAAACTCTTGTTGCTGAAATAGAAAAGAACGAAGCGGGTTTTCTAACGCCGGTTCAAGAGTATATAAAATCCAAAGTGATTGGATGTAGCTTAGAAGGGTATGATGTATTCGTTCCAGGTGATAATGAAATACTTAAGGAAATCCAAAGTGATGTAGGAACGCAAATTGATGAAGTGTCTGAGCTAGATAATGATAAATTGCTATTAGGAATAACAATCGACAGCATAGGAGTGGTTACATCTACTTTAAGCATCTCCGATATAAAGGAGATTGAAGAATATGATTTAGATGTAGAAGTTGTAGATAGAGACAATGGTGCATGCAAGCTTGAAACCACTTTGGGCATACAAGTTAAATTGAGAGCAGTGTATAGCAAGAATCGAAAAGCAGTTATATCTGTCGAGATTGATGATATCGACGACTACGATTGCCCGTACTGCCCATACTAAAGGTTTTGATATGTTCCCGACTACAGGCACACCTGTAGAAATATTTCCGCATACAGACAGAATTATGGATATGTTCCCTCATACGGGTGACATCCATAATATAATGGGTCAGTTTTCAAGACAAAAATCTGAGATTTTTATAATGAACTGATATCCATAGTTATGAGAGTATTGACGCCCTGGGTTACTGATGTTCAAGCGATATCCCCGGCTTCCTCGTAAAGCATTGCCGGGTAATACACAGAAGCAGGCGGTACATTCCCGATCGCCGAATGACAGCGCTCGAAGTTGTAGGTATGGATGTACTCCCTGATCGCAGCTCTGGCCTTAGTCATTGTGATTACCGCTCACCGGATCAGTATGAGGAGCAATACCTGGAGAAACTGGAGGAGTCTCTCAAGCCCGTAAGCTGAGAGATAATCTGGCGTGTAAGTCACTGATACAGAGCATCTGAAACTGTTAATGCTGTTTAGCGGGAATTATTGTACTCATACACCAACCGGAATGACAGTCTGATCTGTGACTGTCATGAAGGGCGGTAGGATAAACAGCGGAGTATCAGCGAAAAAGGTTATTTTTAACTTGTACTTTTTCTTGACATAGGACCACCTACAGCCTTGAGAACCTCAGGGAGAAACAGAAGACTTTCGGCACGATCATACTAGAGTGGGATCTGGATCTTCCTCCGGAGATTGCCTGCAAAGCTTATGACAAGCGCTGGGAGATCGAGCTCGTCATGCGGTATTACAAATCCGCCTGTGAATTCGATGAGACCCGCGTGCAGGACGACTACTCTGTGATCGGCAGTGAGTTTTGTAATTTCCTTTCAACGCTCCTGACCTTTCGCCTGATCGATGCCTTTGACAAGGCAGGTCTTCTTGAGGAGTATACCTACAGAAAGATCTTCTCCGTGCTAATCCGGGCGAAGAAAGCGCGTGTCGGAAGCGAAAACTGGCAGCTTGTACGGAGGAATCCTTCTCACCTGGAGATCCTCCAAAAGCTGGACCTCATTCCGAAGCCGGAAGAAGCGCCGAAGAAGAAACCCGGCAGGCCCAGAGGAAGCAAGAATCGTCCGAAGACTGAAGCACCACCATCCGATCAGGCGGAGCAGCCGGTAAAGCGTAAACGCGGCAGACCGCTTGTATATTCCGGACGGAAAGTCCACCCTTCACGATTGATTAGCCCATCTGCCACGGAGAATCGGCCCACCCTTCACGGGGGAATAGCCCACTTGTCATGGACATGAGCCCAGTTCCTCTTCGTTCTCTTATAATGAGATCGGCACACGCAAGTGTGACTATCATTAAGGAGGGCGATGATTATGGTAGATTATCGCGAAATTCTGAGACTCCGAAGTCTCGGAAACAACATCACACAGATCGCCAGTGCGATCCACAGCTCCCGACACACTGTCCGGGATGTCGAAAAGCTGGCTGATGAGAAAGGCATCCGCTGGTCTCTAGAAGAGGGACTCCCTAACCAAAGGCTTTATGAGCTGCTTTATCCGGAGCGGCTTTACAAAGCAAAGGTGTACATGGAACCGGATTGCGCATACATCCATGCGGAACTTGCGAAGAAAAGCGTAAACCTGACCCTGCTTCACAATGAATATAAGGTCAAATGTGCCGATGCTGGCCGCGTTCCTTATCAGTACTCGCAGTTTTGCGACATTTATCGTGCATGGGCGAAGAGGTCCAAAGCAACGATGCGGATTCATCACAAGCCCGGTGACGCCATGGAGGTTGATTGGGCGGGTGGAACACTGCCGATCACGGACCCTGTAACCGGTATCGTCGATCCGGCTTACCTGTTCGTGGCCGTGCTTCCCTGCAGCTGCTATCCGTATGTAGAACTTTGCGGAGACATGAAGCAGGAAAACTGGCTGCTCTGCCATGTGCATACCTTCGAGTATTATGATGGTGTGCCGCGACTTCTGATACCTGACAATCTGAAAACCGGTGTAACAAAGAACACTCGGCTGGATACCATTATCAACCGCAGTTATGCAGAACTCGCGGATCACTATGGCATTGCAATCGTTCCCACCAGAGTGAAAGCTCCCCGGGACAAGAGCCATGCGGAAGGCACTGTTTCGTACGTGTCTACCTGGATCCTTGCAGCGCTGCGCAATGAAACTTTCTTTTCTCTTGCCGAAGCAAAGGAAGCTGTGGCAAAGAAGCTGGAGGAACTGAACGGATATCCTTTCAAAAAGCGGGAAGGGAACCGCCGTGAGGCCTACCTCCTGGAAGAGAAAGAATTCATGCAGCCGCTTCCCGCCAATCCGTATGAACCGTCCACCTGGTCAGAACAGACGATCCTTCTTGATTATACCGTGACCGACGGCTTAAACAAGTACTCTGTTCCGTATGATCTGATCGGTGAATCAGTAAGCGTCCGAGTGACCCGTGACACGGTGGAGGTATTCTTCGGAAACAATAGGATTGCCGTACATCCGCGTGAGCATAAACGGAAACATGATCCGATCACTGTGCCGGCACATATGCCGGAAAATCACCGGCAGTACCTGACATACACAAAAGAGGACTTCCTCTCCTGGGCTGAAACGGCAGGTCCGAATACGGAAAAAGTCATTCGTTTCTTTCTGGAATCCGGAAGAGCACCGGAACAGGGCTTCAAGTCCTGCGTCAGCCTGAAAAAGTATGCTGAACGCTATAGGAAGGAACGCATTGAGGAGGCCTGCCGGCAGATCCTCACTTTCAGCGGCGATCCTTCGATCCGTGGTTTGGGGATCCTGCTTAAGTCACCTGTCATCGGAAACCGCGCTGCCAATCCCCTGCCTTCAGCAAAACCTTCACGCCGGAGCCGCGGCATTACACGTGGCGCGGACCAGTTCAGGAAGAGAGGTGATGAGCAGTGATCAACCTCGAGACTGTTAAAATCCTCCGCAGCCTACGTCTCCCCGGCATGGCCAGGGAACTGGAATCACAGCTTGAAGATCCACAGCGTTACAGGGGGCTTTCCTTCGAAGACCGGCTTGCACTCCTGGCGGATGCGGAGAATGGATCCAGAAGAAAGAATACGGTCAAACGCCGCATTGCGGACGCCCGGTTCAGCGAGCCTACAGCAAGTATTGAAGCCATCGAGTATCATGAGGATCGTGAGCTTGATAAAGGTCTGATCACGAAGCTTGCAACCTGCTCTTACATTCGGGAGAACCATCACGTTGTTCTGAAGGGCGCTACCGGTGCAGGAAAGTCATATATCGCCAATGCGCTCGGCGCGGCGGCGTGCCGGAAGCTTTACAAGGTGCGCTATGTGCGCCTTCCGGATCTGCTCAATGAGTTTGCTGTCGCCAAAGCCCTGAATACACAGAACAAGGTAAAGACTGCCTATGCAAAGTTTGACCTGCTGATCATCGATGAATGGCTCCTGCGCCCGCTTCCCGAATCTGAAGCATACGATCTTCTGGAGATCATTGAAGCCTGCAGCAAGAAAGGTGCCCTGATCCTCTGTACTCAGTACGATACGGATGACTGGTATTTCCGCATCGATTGTGACCGTGCCGAAGATGACGACAGTGCCGTTGCCGAAGGTATCCTTGACCGGATCATTCATAACAAGTATGTGATCGAGGTAAAAGGCCGTATTTCCATGCGTAAGCGTCATGCTTTTGCCGAATCCGAAGAAAGCGGAGTGGCAGACAATGGCTGATGCTTCCTGCTACGATCTTCTTAATGAAGTGAACTGCGCCGACAGATGCGAGGCTGTTATCGCACCCCGCGAACTGGTAGACAAGCTAACAGCAGACATCCAGTTCCTGGAACTCGAGTGCATCAGCACAAGGTATCTTCTCCGTCAACACATGGATAAAGAAGAAGGAGAACTGCTTCGCATGGATATCCTGTCATATTTGACTGGTAGATATGAAGGAGATCTCGCCTAGGAGCTCTTCAAAAGCATCCTGTACAGCGGTGGTGATCCGATGGAATTCCGCGATTATCATGTCAAGGTACAGAAAGCCTGCAAAGGCAACTGCCCTGCTGGCACGGATATCTGTAACAACTGAGGATGCTGACCGTCTGGGCAGGCCATAACGGCTTGTTCAAGCGGCGCAGCCGCAGTTGATATCCCAAGATCCTTCTGAGTCACCATTCTTATGGCGGCCAGAAGAGCAGCCACCGCGCAAGCGGCTTGGCCTTGACCGGCGGCAGATGCGCAATACAATGGCTGCTGCGATGGGGATGAAAAGGCTTCTGTATCTGATATCCCTGAGTCCCCATCGCCGATGTGGGCATATCGCGCAGATGTCGACTGTCAAGGCTGGCGGACGGTGACTGATCCAACTGGGCTCGCTTCCGTGAAAACTGGGCTAAATGGCCGTGACAGGTGGGCTATTCGGCCGTGCAAAGTGGGCTACTCACGTGGAATATACACCGCTGGGCAGCAAAAACAAGCCGAAGTCAGCTTCGCCAGAGCCATCAATGTGACAATAGGTCACTGAAGAGAACATCCACCTGAGACTATGTCATTGTCGATAGAGTCTCACTGGTTGGGAAACTGCTATTTAAGGTTACCCTCTGGATTGGACGCCCCTAAACATGGTACTCTCATAAGTACAGGAGGAGCACCATGAGCAAGGTCAAGTTCACCCCAGAGCAGCAACAGATGCTGCGAGAAAACCCTTATACCATCCATGTGACTGCTGATGTACTCTCGATTTCCAAAGAGTTCAAGGAAATTTTCTATATAGCAAGGAACACGGCATCCGAAATTTATAACGATTTACTTACTTTTTATTACAATTTCTTCCCATACCCCAAAATTTTGTGCGTTATTCAACAGCTGTTCGAATAAGTCGTCGAAAAGATCTTGACAAGGAGTGTATTATAGAAGAAACAGGCAATTTTATGAAGGGAGGAACAGCATGGAAAGATTGGAACAACATGATGCTCTCCGTCGGGGAAGCGCGAGACTTCACAGGATTGACTGGGAAAAGATCGGATCTCAGATTCGGAAATACAGGAGGAGGGAGCATCTTCGACAGCGGGATCTCGCCGCAAGGATCTCTTCGACGACCAATACCATCTCCCGCCTAGAGGGCGGAGGAATCGGATGCAGTCTGGAATGTCTCCTGGAAATCTGCAATGCTCTGTCGGTTTCTCCGGATGCACTCCTTTTTGGGAATTTCTCTCCGGAGTCCAGTTCCTTTCATGATTATTTCATGAATATGAAGGAATTGATTTGCCAGCAGGTTCAGGAAAATATCGAGCACATCTTTTTGCAGGTTCACAGGGGCGGCGATTCCGCAGACCGGAAGAGGGGGCCAGGGAAGCGCCCCGTCCGGTTTATGGACCCGGCTCTGCAAAAAAAGCAAAAGCCCAGACCTATGGGAGAAGCGGAGCCGGATGGAGAAAATGAGCCGTGATTGAGCAGTGATGCTTTTTGGAGGTTCCGGTAATGGAGCTGTGATATGGGGAGGGGAAAGCTAGGGGAGAAGCGAAGGGTGAATGTTTACACCACCTTTCCATAATGAATCTGCGGCCGATAGAGAGGGCATAGGAGGATTGATGCCCCCGCAGCGGAGCATGATGAGTGATGAGACAGCAGAGACTGCGGCCTTTCTGCCCGGCGAAGATGCCGGATTTATTACTGGAACCGATCTGCGTATAGCTGCCGCAGCGATCCGCATGGAAATATACAGGCTTTATATTATGGAACAGGGAATCTTGGCTTTATGAGCGGGATTTCCTGTTCTTTTTTGGAGAAGGGAAATTCTTATCCGTATAATGGTTCCGTAAATTAAGACACATCTTAAGACGGTTTTTAATGAATCTGATATGCTTGAAACATACCACACATGGAGGATTCATTTATGTCCCGTACAAGAAAAAACTTTTCAGCAAAATTCAAGTCTGACCTCGTTCTCGAAGTCCTGAAGGGCGAGAAAGAACTGAATGTCATCGCCACTGAGAACGGCATCCAGCCGAATCTTCTCAGGAATTGGAAGAAGGAGTTCTTAGAGAAGGCTTCCGTGGTCTTCGATGATTCCCGTGAGGAAAACATCAAGGAGAAGCTCAGCGAAGAGCGCAAGGAGAAAGCAGCCTGTGCCAGGAAGGTCGGTCAGCTCACCATGCAGGTGGACTGGCTCAAAAAAAAATCTGAAGAAATGCTTGGACCTGACTACGAGAGTAAATTTAGTCCGAAGCCTCCGTTCGAAGACTGACAAGCCTGAGATTCCGGTCAGCGTGGCTGCAGATCTCTGTGGTATCAACCGAACCAGCATCTACTATGAAGCCAAGCCGGTATCCGATACTGAACTTGAGTGCAAGACCATTATGGATCACTTCCATACGGATAATCCCACCTGGGGAGCTCGTCAGATGTCCGCCCAACTGAAGTGCCGCGGATATCATATCGGGCGTAAGAAAGCCCGGAAGTGGATGACTGAGATGGCCATCGATCCGATCTATCCGAAGCCGAACTTCTCGACATGCCTGCAGCGTGCTGCCGTCGTTCCGTATCTGCTTCGTAACGCTGATATCACCCGCCCTAACCGGGCCTGGTCGATTGATATAACCTGCATCCCGCCGAAGCACAGCTTCCTGTACCTGACAGCTATCATTGACTGGTATAGCCGCTGCATCGTTGGCTGGGATCTGGATGATACACCGGACGCCACCTCTTGTATTGAAGCGTGTAAGAAAGCTTTCCTGGCGGCAAAACCGGAGATCCTGAATTCGGATCAAGGATGCCAGTTCACCGGCTAAGGCTACAAAGATTTTCTGAAGGCTAACAAGGTACGTCAGAGTATGGACGGCAAGAGCCGTTGGGCTGACAACATCAGGATCGAGCGGTGGTTCCGCTCTTTCAAGTATGAGGAAGCCTACCTGACAGAATGGCACAACATCAAGGAGGCCAGAGCTGCGATCAGGGAGTACATCCATACCTACAACTTCGAGCGCTGTCATTCGGCGATCGGGAATGTACCGCCTGCTTCTGTGTATTACCCGGCAATGCTTTACGAGGAAGCCGGGGATATCGCTTGAACATCAGTAACCCAGGGCGTCAATACTCTCATAACTATGGATATCAGTTCATTATAAAAATCTCAGATTTTTGTCTTGAAAGCTGAGCCATTATAGTTTTGTCGGACGGCGTCGGATCGGTGCCGTCCTTTTTTCTGGGATTCTTCGAAAAGGCCATTGACAATACGCATTAAAGGCGCATAAGATGGCTGTGAGGAGGGTGAGGATGAAGCAAAGAGATTTGATTAAAAAGTTAGAGTCGGCGGGCTTTCAGTCCAAAGAGCATGGACATGATCATGATAAGTATGTCAGAGGAAGCGATACGGAAGAAGTTCCGAGGCACAGAGAAGTGAATGAGCGGCTCGCAAGACACATTATCAAGAAATGGGGCTTATAAAAACCCCGACCCTTGCTTCATTTTGAGATCATAGGAGGAGATGGCAAATGGCTGAAACGAATATAGTTTATCCGGTTATTATCAAAAAAGACGGGGATACCTATTTGGTTTATGTTCCTGATTTTGATGGAATGACAGAGGGGACTTCTCTTGCTAATGCAATCGAAATGGCAAGGGATTATATCGGGCTTGCATGCCTTGAATTTGATGACCGGAAGGAAGCATTGCCGAAAATGTCGACAGCGGAACAAGCAAAGATGTTGGCAAAAGAAAAGGCAGATGATGAAGAGTTTGCTTTTTCAGACGGAGAGGTGACATATGTTGACCTGAATTTGCCTAAGTACAAGGCTCAAGTTCGCAATCAATCCGTAAAGAAAAATTGCACCCTTCCGCAGTGGCTTTCCGAAGAAGCCGAAGAAGCCGGAATCAATTTTTCGAAAGTGCTGCAAGACGGACTGATTGCGATTCTTGGATCAAGAGCATAAGCGAGATACTTAACTGTGACGACCAAGCTGCAGCTGGGAGGGGGATCCGGCGGGGATCTTATCTGCTTTCTAAAAATTGCCTGGAGCATATCCGGGATATAGCTGGCAGGAGGACAAGGAAAAGGTCCTTAAGCGGCTTATGTCGGGATGCTGAGTAGTTTTCCAAATCAAAGGGAATTATTGCTTGACAGAGGAACGGCAGCAAGGGTATTTTCAGGGAAAAGAAATTTTGTGGAATTCGGGGCGTTTATAGGACGAAGTCCGATAGAGAGCGAGTACACTGATTTCGTGACAAGATTCGTGACAAGATTTTTGTGATAAATGTGGCGTATGCTATGCCGGAGGCTGAAAAGCATGAAAAAAGCAAGGAAAGAAGCCATTCCCGGCGGATTTCCTTGCTTTTTTATGGATGGACCTGACGGGAGTCGAACCCGACATTAAACGGATAAGATCCGCATAAAATATAGGCTTTTTCAATCCCGTGTTGCATTTTGTGTTGCATAAGTACTCAGACGCGACTGGAACATGTCCGCCATTTCCCTTTTTACCTTGTCCTTTTCGGAATCAATCAGAGTCTGATAGTTTCGTTTCATAACATCAGATCCCGCTTCCCAGCCACCGTAGGCCTCGACGTATCGGTCCCCGAATCCGGCCAGCATGGACGCGCCAAAATGCCGCAGGTCGTGGAAGCGGAAATGCGGCAGCCCCGAATCCGCCAGCGCTCTCTGAAAGCGCCCGGACAGTCTGTCGGGGGTGATCGTGATTATTCGCCCGCTGTGCGGCTCAGGGAGCGCCAGGATGGCGCCGAGAACGAAGGGCGGTAAAAGTATCGTCCGATAGCTGGAATAGGTCTTTGGGGCCTTCAGGACCCATTCTCTGCTGTCGGACAGGACATAGGCTTTTCGGATACTGAGACGGTCCCCCTCAAGATCATCATATTCCAGAGCGCAGATCTCCCCCCGGCGCATTGCACCTATGGACCCCAGGAGGATCGCGCAGCGAAGCATAAGATCTCCTGTGCTGTGATACAGTGTCATGATATCATCCAAGGACGGGCAGTAGAGTTCCAGGCGCTTTTTCGCCGGGAGAGTGATCCGGAGGCGGAAATCTGGAAGAAAGAAGGAGAGAGCAGCCGTCAAAAGTCCGGCGGCATTTCGCACGGTCTTCGGGGAGAGACCATCCTTTGACAAGCTGGAGATCCAAAGCTGGATATCTGTATTCTTCAGCTGACGAAGATCCTTTTCTCCGAAGGATCCGGAAAAATACATCCTGTGACAGCCCCGGTACCCGCGCACCGTGGAGGGGGATAAGACAGGAGCCTTCAGATCGATATAGTGGTCGACGGCCACTCGCACTGTTATCGCTTCCTTTAGCTGCCGGCGATGCTCCCTCCAGTCATTGGCCTGGGCCTCAGCCTCCGCTCTCGTTGGAGCGGTAAAGGACTGATAGTGCCGTTTCCCGGCATCGTCGGTATAGTCATAGACCTGCACGCGGAAATTGCCTGATGCAAGTTGCCCTTTTCTTCTTCTCGCCATGACTGTCCTCTTAATCTAAGATTTCCCCGAAAAGTCAGAGAAAATCTCAGCGGTTAATACATACCTTATTCGGACTTTGTAGATTCTGTAGATTCCGATCGCAGGATATCAAGAGTCTCGTTGTACTCCCTTGCTACCGGAATCTTTGTAAACTTCGCTGTCCCACTATAGTGCGTTTTTACGAGTTGTTCTATTTCATCGAGATTAACCCTGAAGAACTCTTTTCGCGGATTAACGCGGTTGACTCTGCTTTTATCAAAAGCCTGGTGAAGAGTTGTTTCTAGCGCCGGTGCATCCTCAGAGAAGATCATTGCGTGGACATCAAAAACGAAAGGAACAGATGCACTGCTTAATTCATCGATACGATCCATCGGTTCTAAGCGTCTTGTCATGCCAATCTTGTAGATATTCTCTCCGAAGGAGCCAATATTGGAGATAATATAAACGTAGCCCGCTCTGGCATTGGCCTCTCTTGCTTGTACAGTTTCTTTCTTCTTTTCAAGCTCCGCGATTTTTTGTTCAAGCTCTCTGATTTGGTCAATGTATAGCTGCTTTTCTATAGTGTTTTCCGTCTTTTGCAAATAAGCCGTCAACCTTGTCATTTCTTTTGAGAACTGCGCCTGATCCTTTTCGAGTTTTGCCTTTTCTCTCTCAATCTCCCGTCGTTCTTTTTCTTCCTCCACCATTTGAGCGCGGATGTCTTTTTGTATCTGTCGTTCCTCTTCTCTCTTAAGCTCATAAGTGTATACAAGATTCAGCTCTTCCAATTTGATGTCAAGTAAGTCTTTGCTTATGGCCATATTATCCACAGTGAAAATGCGGTTGAGTGTTTCAAAAGACTTTGTGATTTTGTTCCGCATCGAATCGATATTTCCGGTGCTGACAGAAAGCAAGATATTATCGCACTCCGCATTAAAGCATCTTATAATCTGGCTCGCATTATCTCTCCGATCCCTTTTTGCTCCGTTGAGATTGGCCGAAACAGCTTTACCATCTTTGATACAATCTTTTTCTTTGAGCTTCAGCATGGAGAGCTTATTTTTGCATTCCTCTGACGACAAACCGCTATAGTCAGAAAAATTGTATTGGTCACAAACGACCTCTCTATTCAAGGCGTTTCGGGTTTCAGTCAACTCTTTTACCTCGGTACTCAATCTATCGATGACTTCCTGTACCTTCGCCTGCTCAGAAGCTGCTTGATTTTGCATGAATGATATCTTTCCCTGCATGAATGACATCCTTCTGTCCAGCTCATCGATAGAGCCGTACTTCTCAAATCTCTTCTTGTCATCGAAATGCTGCATAATCAAAAGCACAATTCCCACCGGAAGCGGAATCGCCAAAAACCATAGGAAGAAGCAAATGGCGATAAAATAAGTTTTCAGATACCACTTTCGCTCTTTCATAAATCATATCCCCCCTTTGAAATTTTATAACGTTGTTCTTACTCCCACGACTTCATCGATGGGCTGCAGGAGTCCTCCGCCAAAATAGGATTCATTCGATCCGTTGGGAACACTGTTTGGAACAACTTGTACGTATGCATCCGTTATCACGCCTCCTTTGTATGCGTCCTTTGTTCTATCTCCTGGACGGATTTTCCATCACGGGTATCTAAATCATGATTATGGATGTGTTTCTTCGCGTGAAGATAGGACTCCCGATTTTTCTCACGGCTCATCCTGGAATTAAGAAGCACGGTATAGCTCCCATCATCATTCATTCGAACCATTTCCGACACACCCGTTGTCTCAAAATCCACCAGATAGATATAGACATCCGGGTCTTCATCGTGATCTTCAATCAGCATCTTCGCTTCCTCTTTCTTTTGCCAAAAGGGCCTTTAACACGTTTGTTGCGGTAGCAAGGTCCTCAGAACTTGCATTCCTTGCAGCATCAAACAAAACGCGAAGCTCTTTGTTATCATAGATTTCTTGTGCGACTTTAGCCGTCTCAGGATCGGTATAATAGGCAGTTGTATGCGTGCCGTCCCTCTGATCTTTTAACAAATCTTCCCTTGCCACTTTAAAGAAGGCACAGATCCGATCTATTTTATCCATTCTAGGAGTGTTATACCCCTTCGCCCAGTTATTTACCGTCGTATTGCTGACTTTAAGATATTTGGCCAATTCAAGCTGCGTTTTTCCGTGGAGGGATAGCAAGCGATTTAAATTAGACGTGAAAATCTTTTGTATATTCTCTGGCATCGTTTAATACCTCCCCTTCTGTTCTGCAATAGGAGTATAAAATATAGAGTTGATTTATTCAATACCAAAGGTAAAAAAAATCAACTTTTTGCTTGACGTCAAGTTTAAGTTGATATACAATACACTTGTCGCATAGGAGCGCGGGAAAGGAGGAGAAGGATTTGAATGGGAATGCACTAAAGATCAGTCTGGCAGCGGCGAGAGTCAATGCCAAGCTGACGCAATCGGATGTTGCCCGGAAATTGGGGAAAACCAAGCAGACGATAGTGAACTGGGAAAACGGAAGAACAGTCATTGATACGGCAAATTTTACGCTTTTGAGTGAAATCTACGGAATCCCTCAGGACAATATTTTTTTGCCCAATCAATCAAGTTAAGGTTTATTTACCGCCCCGCAGTAGAACAGGGTGAACGCCACAAGCACGAAGCATAAACAGGAGGGTACACCACCGTGATGATCGAAGAATTTGAAGCCCGCACCGGCATCTATCCCAGCATTGAGACCTACCGGGTGATCGAGGAACACTACTACCAGTTCGATGGAAACAAAGACGACTTCTGCAAAGCCTTTAAGGAGAACCACGACGGCATTGCCCAGAGGATCCAGCGCGACGCTAACAACAGGAGCCAGAGGAGGATGCGAGACTTCCAGGCTGACAGAAGCGAGAAGGAGAAAGAAGTCAAGGATCTGAAGGAAGAAGTCGAGAGACTGAAGAAGGCTCTGGACCATGAGCTAGAATGGCATCCCTACGAGATGTCCGGGAACGTCAAGCAGGCCGACTACGAACACCTGAGGAATACCGACGACACGAGGATCATGTCAGACACCGAAGCGAAGGATCTGCTCTATGACTGGTGGCGAAGTGGAACGTCTGCCGCTCTACAACGCCACCGACTGGAACTACATCCGCTTCGACTGCGGCGCGATGAGCTACGAGCTCTGCAATGACCAGATCGTTCTATTTGCAGACTAGGGGAAACAAGGAGAGAACATGAACACGGAGTACAACGCAGTAGTGAACTTCCGGTCTGAGATGGCCGGCCTCAAGGCGTTGCTCGGCTGGACAAATGAGGATCTCGCGCGGTGGCTTGGCTGCAGAGCCTCCACCGTAAGCGAGCTGTACCGAGATCCGCGGAAGGCTACAGGAATGTACATTCTGAAGATCCATCAGCGCTTCCGGGAGGAACGCGCAAAGCAGTTCCAAGAGCTCTTGTAGGACTTAATTGAACCAAGCATTGATTTAGTTGAACCAAGCTTAAACCAAGCGTTGACTTAGTTGAACTAAACGTTGACTAGGAAGGAGGGGAAAGGAATGAAGCTGTACAAATATTACACCTTACGGAGGCCGCCGGCACCGGGGGCCATACCCATGGAGGGGATTTTCCATGTCAGGGATTTTAACGGGTGCAAGCTATGCAAGAGGATCATGAACACAGCTTGGGGCCTGGCGCTTTACACCAGACGCCTGGAACCGGAAGAGATCCGGCAGTATGAGCTCGCCTATGGTGGAAAAGTGGAGGAGGCAAGATGAAGCTTACGGAACTGCAGATCCCCGATCTGAAGACAATGGCTGCGGGAAGGAGGGCTGCGGAGACGGCCAGAGAGCTCCGGGAGCTGAAGAGGAAGACCTCTCTCCTCGTATCGGCCCTGAGGGCCGTCGTCGAAGATAGAAACGCTGCATTAAGCAGAGTGATCCTCTGGAGATGGATCGCGGCTCTGGAGTGCATCGCGATCTTGGCGCTTACTGTGTTGCGGATCATCTAATAAAAATAGAACGTACAGCTTACTTTCGCGAGGAGCTGTACGTTCAAGAGGTACATATCAGATGTGCCTCCATTATACAAAAAAAGGAGGAAAAAAGAAATGGAAAAATTGGTGCTTAAGAAGCAGAAGTATCGCAACAACGATAACATGTGTCGTGTGCGAGTCTCGGGGTCTGTTTATCAGCAGATGGAGGATCTGGCAGAAAAGACAAACATGTCTGTCACTGATGTTGCCACCAGGCTTTTTGATTTTGCGATAAAGCACACGGAGGTAGAGGAGTAAGCATGAGCATTAAGATCAACAAGCTGGAGATTGAGAATGTAAAGCGTGTAAAGGCAGTCAAGCTCGAACCGTCTGCTTCCGGTCTTACGATCATCGGCGGGAAGAATAACCAGGGGAAAACCTCCGTTCTGGATGCCATCGCCTGGACGTTGGGCGGCAACAACTTTCGCCCCTCCAAGGCGACGAGGGAAGGGTCTGTCATTCCTCCCTGCCTTTCCATCACCATGAGCAACGGACTTTTAGTGGAACGGAAGGGAAAGAATGCGGACCTGAAGATCACAGATCCTTCCGGACAGAAGGCAGGGCAACAGCTGCTGGATTCCTTCGTGGAAAAGCTTGCTCTGGATCTTCCCAGGTTTATGAGAGCAAACGATGCAGAGAAAGCAAACACGCTGCTGAATATCATCGGAGTGGGAGAGAAGCTGCATGCACTGGAGCAGCAGGAAAAGGAACTGTATAATGAGCGACTTGCGATCGGCAGGATTGCCGATCAGAAGAAAAAGTTCGCCGATGAGCAGAAGTACTTCCCGGATGCCCCGAAGGAACTGGTCAGTCCATCAGAGCTGATCCGCCAGCAGCAGGAGATTCTCGCCAGGAATGGAGAGAACCAGAGAAAGCGCGACAGGCTGAATGAAATCACTCATGAAAAACACAGAATATCAGATGAAATTCAGAGACTGGAAGCACAGTTGGCTGATCTCAAAGAAAAGGTGGAAGAGCGGAAAACAGCCTACGAGTTAGTGGCAGCAGATGAGGAAAGCGCCAGAAAGACTGTTTCGGAGCTTGTGGATGAATCCACAGAAAAGCTGGAAAAGAATCTGGCGGAAGTCGAGGAGATTAACCGAAAGGTGCGGGCCAATCTCGATAAGGACAAGGCAGAGGACGATGCCCGGGAATATGCCTCTCAGTATTCCGCTATGACAGTAAAAATAGAGGAAGTGAGAAAAGAAAAGGCTGCGCTTTTAAGCCAGGCGGATCTTCCGCTTCCGGAGCTTCGCGTGGAGGATGGGAAGCTTCTTTATAAAGGACAGCAGTGGGATAACATGTCCGGCTCCGATCAGCTGAAGGTGGCGACTGCCATCGTGCGAAAACTGAATCCTCAGTGCGGATTTGTGCTGATCGATAAGCTGGAGCAGATGGATCTGGAAACGCTCAAAGAGTTTGGCGTATGGCTGGAGCAGGAAGGGCTGCAGGTGATTGCGACTCGCGTCAGCACAGGAGAAGAGTGCTCCATTATTATCTCTAACGGATACGGAGGCATGAATACACCGTCTCCAAGCAAAACATGGAAGAAGGGAGAATTTTAATCAATGGATATTATCAGAGGGAAAATTCAGAAAGCCACGAAGACTGTGATTTACGGCCCGGAAGGAATCGGAAAATCGACGCTTGCTTCCCGGTTTCCGGATCCTGTGTTCATCGATACGGAGGGGTCTACCGGTCGAATGGACGTCGCAAGGTTTCCTGCGCCCACAAGCTGGGCCATGTTGCTGCAGGAGGTACAGGAGGTTATCCGAAATCCTTCTCTTTGCAGGACTCTTATCATCGATACGGCGGATTGGGCGGAAAAGCTCTGCACGGAAGCGCTCTGTGCGGAACGGAATGTATCCGGGATCGAAGACTTCGGCTACGGGAAGGGATACACATACCTCAAAGAGAGCTTTGGAAAGCTTCTGAATCTCCTTTCTGAAGTGATCGATAAGGGCGTAAACGTTGTGATAACTGCGCACGCCATTATGCGGAAGTTCGAACAGCCGGACGAGATGGGCGCCTATGATCGTTGGGAACTGAAGCTTTCCAAGCAGTGCGCACCTTTGATAAAGGAATGGGCGGACATGATCCTGTTTTGCAACTATAAGACGATAGTTGTAAACGTGGACAATAAGGGCGCGCAGAAGGGGACGAACAAAGCACAGGGCGGAAAGCGCGTTATGTATACCGCGCATCATCCCTGCTGGGATGCTAAGAACAGAGACGGCCTCCCGGAAGAGCTGCCTATGGATTACGAATCGATCCGGCATGTGATCGAGGCATCGGCTGTAAATACGGAAAAAGCACATCCCGTAGATGATCTGAAAAAAGAGGCCCTTCCTGTATCGGAAAAGCATGAGCCGGAAACTATGACGGCCCCGAAAGAGCCAGAGCAAATAAGCTTTACGGATATGGCAGAACCGAAGCTGGAATCGCAGGGAGAAATGTTGGACAAAAAAGAGAAGGAGGAAATACCGCCAGGCAATGAAGTATCCCCGTATTTTTCGGATCCGGAACGGATTCCCAAAGCTCTCCGGGATCTGATGGAGGCGAATAACGTTTCAGAATGGAATATCCAGGATGCTGTGGCAGGAAAGGGATACTACCCGGAAGGAACATTGATCCAAGATATGGATCCTGCATTTGTGCAGGGGGTACTGGTAGGCGCGTGGGATCAGGTCTTCGCCATGATTCAGGAAATCCAGAAGAATCAGGGAATACCATTTGAATAAAGAGGAGGAGATGGAACATGAATAACGCAATGGAAAAGGCTCTGAACTGGGATGATGAGATCTCAAAGGAAAGTGAATTCGAACTGCTTCCCGCGGGAGAATACAGTTTCACAGTGGAATCTCTGGAGCGTGGCCGTTTTGATGGTTCTGACAAGATGTCGGCATGTCCTAAGGCGGATCTTACGCTGATCTTGAAGACGACGGATGGAAAAGAAGCAAAGGTTTTCGATACCCTTTACCTTCACAGCAAGGCGGAATGGAGGCTTTCTCAGTTTTTTACCGCGATCGGAATCAAGAAGAAGGGTGAGCCGCTCCGCATGAACTGGGGACAGGTTCCCGGATCGACGGGAAGGCTTAAGATTTCCGTCAACAAGTATAAGTCTAAGGATGGGGAGGATCGAGAAAACAATCGTGTAGAACGCTATCTTCCCTATGAGCAGAAGGCATTCACTGCAGGGAAGTTTTAATGAAGCGCGTAGAACTAAGACCATATCAGGAGGAAGCCAGAAGAGCTGTGGAAGACTGCTGGATAAACGGCACGAAGCGAACACTTCTGGTTCTTCCTACCGGATGCGGAAAGACGATTGTCTTTGCAAAGATCACAGAAGATATGGTCAGGAAAGGGAAGCGAGTCCTGATCCTTGCACACCGAGGAGAACTCCTGCAGCAGGCAGCGGATAAGATTCGGAAAACGACAGGTTTGGTTTGCTCTGTGGAAAAGGCAGAGCAAACCTGCCTTGGAAGCTGGTATAACGTCACGGTCGGATCTGTCCAGTCTCTTCAAAGAGAATCGAGGCTTGAGAAATTCCGAAAAGATTACTTTACCAACATCATCATCGATGAAGCACATCATGCAATATCGGATGGGTATCAGCGGGTGCTCAAACACTTCGAAGAAGCGAATGTGCTCGGAGTGACAGCAACTCCCGATCGGGGAGACATGCGAAATCTCGGAGAATACTTTGACTCTCTGGCCTATGAGTACACGCTTCCGAAAGCGATCAAAGAAGGATACCTGTCGCCGATCAAAGCGCTGACTATCCCTTTAAAATTGGACATTTCTAAAGTAGGAGTGCAGGCGGGAGATTATGCAGCAGGAGAGATTGATACCGCATTGGATCCCTATCTGGAACAGATCGCCGCAGAAATGCAGAAATACTGTGCAGCGCGTAAAACTGTAGTCTTTCTTCCGCTGATCAAGACCAGCCAGAAATTTACAGGGATTCTGAACAGGATCGGCTTTCATGCGGCGGAGGTAAATGGGACCAGCGATGATCGAGAGGAAATTCTGAAGGACTTCGATGAAGGAAAATATAACGTGCTATGTAACTCTATGCTCCTGACAGAGGGATGGGATTGTCCTTCCGTTGACTGCGTGATTATACTTCGCCCCACTAAGGTAAGAAGCCTATACAGTCAAATGGTAGGACGAGGAACCAGACTTTATCCTCAGAAGAAAGAATTACTGCTCATCGATTTTCTGTGGCTCACAGAGAAACATGAGCTTTGCCATCCGGCTCATTTAATCTGTGAAGATAAGGAAGTTGCGGATAAGCTGACAGAGAATCTTGAAAAGGACCCCGGAACAGGAATGGACCTTCAAGAAGCAGAACAAAAAGCCTCGGAGGATGTCGTCGCCCAGAGAGAGGAAGCTCTCGCAAAGCAGCTGGAAGAAATGAAGCGCCGGAAGAAAAAGCTGGTAGATCCCTTGCAGTTCGAGCTCTCCATACAGGCAGAAGATCTGTCCGGATATGTGCCTTCTTTCGGATGGGAGGCGGCACCTGCATCCCAAAAGCAGCTGGACGCTCTGGAAAAACTGGGAATCTGTCCGGATGAAATCGAGAATGCGGGGAAAGCGAAAAAGCTTCTCGACAGGCTGGATACAAGAAAAAGTGCGGGACTCACTACCCCTAAGCAGATTCGTTTCTTAGAAGGAAGAGGATTCCAACACGTGGGAACGTGGGATTTTACCAGCGCAAAAAAGATGATCGATCGAATTGCTGCTAATGGATGGCATGTTCCGCATAATGTGAATCCTAAAACCTGGAAGCCGACTAAAGAGGATATGCCATGACACAATTTGATTTAACAGCACTTCTTGGCTACATTGATCCGTCTACCCTTGATTACCAGGAATGGATCAATGTAGGAATGGCTCTGAAGCAGGAAGGGCATACCGCCTCTGAATGGGATCAATGGAGCCGAGCCGATGCCCGCTATAAGCCTGGGGAGTGTTTTAAGAAGTGGATGACCTTTCGCAATGAAAACGGAGGTGCTCCCGTTACGGGAGGGACAATCGTTGAATATGCTAAAAGAGGCGGTTTTACATTGCCTCAGAGGGGAGGAGAAACGGAAGACTATGCGCTTTCCTGGGACGATACGATAGAAAAAGATGATCTTACTATCGTAGACAGCGCATGGCTTGAGGAAAGAGAAATTGAAGAACCAAAAGAGGAAGCGTGGAAGCCGGTGCAGGAAATTATCACATACCTGCAGACGTTGTTTCAGAGCACGGAAAATGTCGGCTATGTGACAGAGGTCTATAAAAATGAGGATCGGCTCAGCCCCAAAAAGGGAAATTGGGACCGTACAGCGGGTCAACTCATAGAAGAGCTTCGAAAATACAACGATGTTGGTGCAGTATTTGGAGACCCGAATCCGGAAGCCGGAGCATGGATCCGTTTTAATCCACTGGACGGAAACGGAATCAGGAATGAAAACGTGACGGATTACCGTTATGCCCTCGTGGAATCGGATACGGTATCCATCGGAAAACAGAATGCAATTATGCGCGAGCTGGAATTTCCGATCGCCTGTATGGTGTTTTCCGGGAAAAAGTCAGTACATGCCATCGTGAAGATAGAAGCCCCTGATTATCAGGAATACAAAAAGCGGGTGGAATATCTCTACAAGGTCTGTGAAAAAAATGGACTGAAGGTAGATACACAAAATAAGAATCCATCCCGCCTCTCCAGAATGCCGGGCATTATCCGAAATGGTCACAAACAATTTCTGATAGGAACCAATCTGGGAAAAGCAAGCTGGTCAGAATGGTTTGAATGGATCGAGGGTGTCAATGACGATTTGCCGGATCCGGAAGAACTTACAGAGATCTGGAATGATCTTCCGCCACTCGCCGACTGTCTAATTCAGGACGTGCTGCGGGAAGGGCATAAGATGCTGCTTGCGGGACCGTCTAAGGCCGGTAAGTCCTTTGCCCTGATAGAACTTACGATTGCCATCGCTGAAGGGCGTAAATGGCTGGGATTTTCATGCCAGAGGGGACGGGTATTGTATGTCAATCTGGAGCTTGACAGGGCCTCCTGTCTGCATCGATTCAAGGATGTATATACAGCGCTGGGATGGGATCCGAATAATTTAAGAAACATCGATATCTGGAACCTGAGAGGCAAAGCTGTGCCGATGGACAAACTCGCTCCTAAGCTGATCCGAAGGGCAGAAAAAAAGAACTACACTGCAATCATTATCGATCCGATTTACAAGGTGATCACCGGCGATGAGAACAGCGCAGACCAGATGGCAAACTTCTGCAATCAGTTCGACAAGATATGCACAGAGCTTCGGGCGGCCGTAATTTACTGCCATCATCATTCAAAGGGAGCGCAAGGCGGAAAGAAATCGATGGACCGTGCTTCCGGATCGGGAGTATTTGCCAGAGATCCTGACGCTTTGCTGGATCTAACGGAGATCGAGCTTCCGGAGGCATTAAAAAAACATGAGGATGGAAAAGCAAGGATCCGAGGAATAGAAAGAGCACTGAATGCCTTTCTTCCGGGATGGGAACAGGATATCGGGCAGGATGACCGCCTGAGCCCATCTGCAATGCTGGATTACGCCGCCTCTAAGCTCACGCTGCCACAGACCGATGTGATGAACCAATACGAAGCAGAAGAGCAGGAAAAGGCAGCACATCGTACTGCATGGCGGATAGAGGGTACGCTCCGGGAGTTTGCTTCCTTTAAGCCGCTAAATCTGTGGTTTGATTATCCGATCCACAGAGAAGATGAAAGCGGAGCGCTGGCAGATATTCAGATTGAAGATGCGGATCCCTGGATAAGACGCAAGAAAGCCTTTGCGGAAGATCAGAAGGATAAGGGAAAAGAAACGTATCAAATGTATCTGGAAACTCTTGAAGAACTTTTTAAAGATGCTGATGAGGTATCTGTTGAGGACCTCGCGGAAGCGGTCGGAAAGTCAAAAGAAACGATCCGTAAAGACTTTTGCGGAGGAAAAAACAAGGGGAAATATAATCCGCGCTACAAGAAAAAGTTCAAAGAGGATGGATATTTTTATGATCAAGGAGTTATCAAGAGGGTGGACAACTCGGCGGACAACGAGAATTAGAGTTGTCCAGTTAAGCCGAAAACATCGCGGACAACTTTGCGGACAACGTAAAACATCGTTGTCCGTTGTCCGCGGACAACCCGGTGGACAACGTAAATTTAGTTGTCCGCGAAAGCCCGGACAACTTTGCGGACAACGTAAAACATCGTTGTCCGTTGTCCGCGGACAACCCGGTGGACAACGTAAATTTAGTTGTCCGCGAAAGCCCGGACAACTTTGCGGACAAAAGGAATTTCTCGTTGTCCGTTGTCCGCGGACAACTTCGCGGACAAATATACCTAAAGGTATTATATATGTCCACCCTGTCGTGTGTACACACTCTACGGACAAGGGGCGATGGGGTGCGCCCCCTTGTTCCGTAACCGGTGTACACAACGACGACAACCGCGCGAGAGAAAAAGAAAGAAGAATTTTACACTTTAAAGCAATAAAGGAGGAGGGCGATGCAGATTAAATTTTTTATGCCGATGATCCCGCCGACTGTGACGCATCAGGAACACAAGGTTATGGTCCGGAAGGGAAAGCCGTATTTCTACGAACCGGCAGAACTGAAAGCGGCGAGGAGCAAGTTGCTTACCTCCGTCGGGAAGCATAATCCGGAAGTTCCGCTTAAGGGTCCGATCAGGCTGGTTACGAAATGGATCTGGGAGAAAGACGGGCAGGGATTTGAGTATAAGACCACGAAGCCGGATACCGATAACCTGATCAAGCTGCTGAAGGACTGTATGACGAAGGTAGGCTTCTGGGAAGACGATGCACAAGTGGCGTCGGAGATCACGGAAAAATTTTACGGCGATATTCCCGGGATCTTCGTTCAGGTGGAAACGCTATGACAAACGACAAAGTTGCGATGCCGGATGATAAGCTCCGAAAATTCCTAAACGTGCTCCTCAACGTCTGGTTTTTGAAGTGGAAGCGCAAGAAAAAAATGACAGACGCAGATTGGGGATCATGCATCGAGGAATTGGACAGGATTATCTCACAGGGAGAACAGTATCCCGTTGTAGATGCCTTGAGCATGGCCTTACTCCACGAACTGGATTTGAGGAATCATAACGACTGAGGAGAGGAAACGGAAAAGATTGATGAGACAGAATGGACAGAGATATCGAAAATTCGCAAGGGAAGGCACTTAGGATCGATCCTAAGGCCATGAGGGTAGGAATTTATGTATGAAGATTTAAAATGTGAAATAAAGCGCTTACATGAGAGCCCTAATGAGAGGCAGAGGGCCATGCGGGAGTACGACGAGAAGTGCCAGCATCTCCAGAAGCACTTTTGGGATGACTGGGAGAGGACCACAGCGGAACTTGCGCAGAAGCTCCCGGCGAAGGGGATCCCCATTGTAGTAGCAAGATGAGCGAGGCTTGGGAGGACGAAGAAGATGAGCATAATGAATGAGCAGGAAAAGAAAAATCGTGAGGAACTTTTTGAACTCATGCAGGAATATCAGGGGTTGCCCATTGTGCCGATGGTGGATAGCGAGGTTGTGGCTGACAACTGCTATATGTGGTGGTTGGCCCATTGGGGCAACGCGAGGATTGACGCATACCTGATTGTCGACGAGAGGGTGTACATCAAAAGCCTTGATGACGAGTATGACGTACTGGCAGCGGTTCATGGATGGGAAAAGTACGAGGAAATGACTGACGAGGAAGCATATAGGGCGTGCAAAGAGCTGCCGTGGATTGAGGCCATTATAGTGCATATCACGATGTAGGGACGCTGCAGACAAAGAATGCAAAAGAGTTGAAACGATTATGAGGGACATATTCCAGTGCTGCGGAACATGCAAATATCATGAGCATGAAAGTGTTGACGACGGCTGGGTCTGTGTGAACGCGCAAAGCTGTTACTGCACAGACTGGACGGAATATGACGATGTATGCGAAGACTGGGAAGCACGAGAATAAGCTTTTGGCATGGGAGAGGAAAAGGAATGAATCACCTGTCACTTTTTAGCGGAATTGGCGGTCTGGATCTTGCTGCGGAATGGGCCGGAATCAAGACAGTAGGGCAGTGCGAGCTTGCCGATTACCCGTATTCCGTGCTGGAGAAGCATTGGCCGGATGTCCCGAAATGGCGGGATATCCGGGACCTTACGAAGGAAAGCTTTTATGAAAGAACAGGTTTACGAACAGTTGACATTATTTCCGGAGGATTTCCATGCCAGCCGTTCTCTTTTGCCGGGAAGCGAAGAGGCGAGAAGGATGACCGCTTCCTCTGGCCGGAAATGTTTCGAATCATTCGGGAGCTCCGGCCGGATTGGATCGTTGGAGAAAACGTTGCTGGGATCGTCAATATGGCACTCTCCGATATTCTTTCTGCATTGGAAGGCGAGGGATATCGGTGCAGGGCGTTTATTATTCCAGCTCTTGCGGTCGGCGCATGGCACGAGCGGAAAAGAGTCGCGATTATCGGATGCCGGGAGGGTGGCGTTTCCGACGCCGCGGGCCTCAGACAGCAAAGGGGCGCCTGTTCGGCGGGAGAGCATCGAGAAGGCGGCAAAGACAGGGAAGCTGTCGAGTGTAGTGCTGCTTCCGACGGTCACGACGGGAGCGGGACTTTGCGTAGGAAGTGGGAATTTCCAGAAGCTGAAGGATCTTGCGGAGAAGGGAGTATTGACAGAAGAGGAGAGAAAAAATCTGTCAAAGGGGAACGGCGGCCAGCTGAATCCGGAGTGGACGGAGTGGCTGATGGGCTTCCCCATAGGCTGGACAGAGATTTTCTCCTGAACCATTACTGGGATTTGGAACCGGAGATCCCGCGGATCATAGGGGGGATCCCGCATAGAGCAGATCGGATCAAATGCCTGGGGAATGCGGTAGTGCCGCAGCAGTTTTATCCGATCTTCAGGGGGATCATGGAAAATGGGGAAGAGAATAGAAGAGTGGATTGAGGAGTACAAGCATTCCTGCAAAGGGCAAATAACATTGCAGGAATGGCAAGCGGAAGAAAGGGAGACATGAAGAATAAGCAAGAAATGGAGTGGATTCCGTGCAATGAGAGGCTACCGGAGGAACGTGAATGGCTGGGAACGAAACGGTTTGGGACGAAAAAATCCGCTCCGGTTTTAGTGACGATGGAGTTGAAAGACGGGAGCAGGATCGTCACATATACCAGTTTCCAGAACGGGGAGATCATGGACAGCATATGCAAGTATTATGGCAAGAAGCCGCTTGCGTGGATGCCGCTTCCAGCCCCATACCCGGGGAAGACACAGTAAGCAGATGGGGGATATGTCGGCAGAAGCAAAAAGGGTAAGATGTCGGAAACCCCGACACTTTGTCTACAAAGGAGAAAAGAGTATGACGAGTATGACGAGAAAAGAGCTTGATACTTGCCGCGAGGGGCATGACAAAATCCGCATCCTGCAGCATATGATCTCCGAAATAGAAAGGGGAGAGCAAGGAGTAGTCGTGGACTGCGTGAAGGACTACAGGAGCGGATTTCCCCGTACTTTAGTCCTCCGCGGAATAAATCGGGTCGAACTGGACAAGTGCAAAAAAGAGATCAGCCGGATCCAGAAAATCCAAAAAGGGGTAGAGAACTGGATCATGGATATCAACGATGTACTGACAAGAAATGTCTTTGCAATGTACTACCTGAAAGGGTTAAGCTGGAGAAAGATAAGCAGCAGTTTGAGGGCAAATAGCCCGGACTACTACAGGATCCGGATAAGGGATAAGTATTTGTTGGAAAAAGGGATAAAATAGGGCTGAACAGAGAATCCAAAAGGAAAAAGGGTAAAAATGGCAAGGTAATCAAAAAAGGGGCTATGCAATTAAGCATAACCCCTTCTTTTTTATCGATCCAATATATAGGACTCGATAATAGCTGACATGGATTTCCCGCTTTCTGCGGCCATGTTCTTTAGCTTCTCATGTGCCGCTTTGGATATCCGGATATTTAGGTTTGTCCTTTCGTTTCCGGGATCCCCAAAAATTTCTTCAAATTCTTCCGGAATATTCTGCTTCGCCCATCCCTTAGCTTCAGATAGGGATAAGGGCCGGATAAGAGATCCCCGCCCCCATGCGTGCGCGCCCTGAGGGATGGCGTATCTTGTCCGCGGTCCGCCTTCCCCGTGCAAAAAATATTCCCCTGTTTTTTTACGGTACAGGGTTTCCCGGATCTCATCCGGTCCAGATCCGCGCACAATCCCAGAGATTTTTTTAGCGGTGCTGGTATCATATCTTGCCCCGCTGATTGTCTTTATCATCTTATACCTCCTCTATAGCTATAAGGGGGCATAACAAACCGTTATGCCCCCCCTGCCCTCTCTCCCGGGGATGAAATCAGAATCTCTCAAAATTTCCAATCGCTTCGGAGCGGTTCTTTTCCCACTCCTCCGCCTCTGCTGTAGTCATGGGGCGGATACTCTGTCCGTATCCTCTCCAGTTTTCACCGCGGGGCTCTCCGTAAATAGTGTTAGGGCCGCCCATGCAGTGGAGGAAAAACTCCCCGCCGCGCTTCTGATGGAGAGTCTCGATAACTTCCGTAAACTCCCCAATGTCATTGGAAAACTCTGCTACGGCCTTAGCCGTATCGGAATCGTACTTCCTGCCGTTGATGGTCTTCTTCATAATAAGGTTCCTTTCTCCCGTCGTAACCTCCGTGGCGGGTTTCTTTTGTTCCGTTTTCCTTATTGCAAGTACATCATACATCGACTTTGCGCAAACGTCAAGCGATTTAGACTAAAAATGTTGTACAAAGTCTGTGCTGTATTTTTGTGCAATAATCCAATCGCGAGGATCTCTGCTTGCCCGGCACGTTAGAGATATACAGATTAAGCAGGTATTGGGATCTCTCTGCCAATCCCTATATCTTAGCTTGCGCATTGCGTGACGATATCATCTGATAGCAGATCGGCCCCATCTGATCCAGATCCGGCGCGCCCTCTGTGCTATAGATCCGTATAGGTAAGATCTGCCGGAGGATCTCCAGCAAGGCAATATCAGCAGCGCAATAGATCTTGGCTGCTGGAGCCCCCGGTACACTCATAAGCTGCCATTACATAGAGAGATAGCCCTAGGGAGTCCTCAGGGGAGATCGTAAGCCCTGACAGTTCAGGCGCCCCCGGTGCAGGTGCGGACGCCCTCAGCATAGAGATCGTTTGCGCCCTTACATGGTAGAGACCCGATCACATCATAGATAATAAGGCGCACATTATACCGCGCCGACAGAGCTACATTGCTTATGAGTGCGGGGCAATCCCTCCGGCTGGATCCAGCGCCCTATGATTATTGCTGTCGTGTCCAGACGTCCCCGCTTGCGTTGGCTAAGGCTTGACTAAGTATTGGCTAGTCGTTGACTAAGGCTTGACTTGTAGTTGATCCAGTTGATCCGCAGTTGTGCCTGTAGTTGATCCGCAGTTGTGGCTAGTTGTGGCTAGTTGTTGACTAAGTCGGGATTAGGGTAAGGCCTGATTGCTACCAGGTGCGCGCCTTCAGCCCCCGCCTCCAGCGAGGAGGAGAGGCGTAAGGGATTCTTAAGATTTGATAGGGCTTGCTTGTTCGCTTTGTCCGCGATAGAATTAAAACTAGAAGTTTTGTCGGACGGCGCCGGATCGGGGCCGTCCCTTTTCTTCGAAAAAGCCTAAACAGAGAGATCGGGGGACCGGTCTCTTTTTGTGCGCGGAAAGGAGGTGAGCCCAAGTGACAGAAAAACAGAAGAAATTTGCGGATGAATACCTGATCGACCTGAATGCCACTCGGGCTTACCGTACCGCATACCCCGCAGTGAAGCGGGATGAGACGGCGGCGCAGTCGGGAAGCAGGCTGCTAAGGAATGTCAATGTTTCGGCCTACATCGCGAAGCAACTGGAGAAGCTGCACGACGAAAGGACCGCCGATGCGAAGGAGGTGTTGGAGTACCTCACCTCTGTTCTTCGCGGGGAGTCTTCCGCCGAGGTCGTCGTTGTGGAATGTATAGGGGAGGGCTGCTCTTCGGCAAAGAGGATGAAGAAAGCGCCCGACGAGAAGGAGCGGCTGAAGGCAGCGGAGCTTCTGGGAAAACGGTATGCCCTGTTCGGTGATCGCGTGCAGCTCTCCGTGGAGCCCGTCACGATTATGGATGACCTTAAGGAGTAGAAGTATGGAACTTTCGTTGCAAGAGGTCGTCGGGAAAAATTATGTGGATTTCTGGAACACGAAGAAGCGCTACCGGGTGTGTAAGGGATCCCGCGGATCCAAGAAATCGAAGACTACAGCCCTCAACATGATCTATCGGCTTTACCGTTATCCAGAAAGCAGCGGACTCTGCGTCAGGAGGTATGCTAATACGCTTCGAGATTCCGTGTTTTCCGATCTCAAATGGGCGATTCACAGATTGCAGCTGGACGCCTATTTTGATTGCCTGGTGTCTCCGCTGCAGATCGTCCGTAGGAGCACCGGACAGAAGATTCTATTTCGTGGCCTGGATGAAAGCCTTAAGATCACCTCCATCTCTGTCGAGAGGGGGTGTCTTTGTTTTGTCTGGATCGAGGAGGCCTATGAAGTCGCAGAGGACGATTTCAATAAGCTGGATATGTCCATCCGAGGAGAAGTGCCGGAGGGGTATTTTAAGCAGCTCACGCTCACCTTTAACCCCTGGTCAGCGACAAGTTGGCTGAAGGCCCGATTCTTTGACGCACCGGATGACACCATCTTCACGAAGACGACGACCTGGCAGTGTAATGAGTGGCTGGATGATGCTGACCGGCATATCTTTGAGATGATGCGGCGGCAAAATCCCAGGCGCTACCGAATCGAAGGGGACGGAGAATGGGGAATTGCCGAGGGACTGATCTATCCGAATCACCGGATGGAAGATTTTGATGTCGGGGAAATCAGGGCCCAGGAAGGGGTAAAGGCAGCATTTAATTTAGACTTCGGTTTTACGGATCCGAATGCTTTTGTCTGCGAGCTTGTCGATGGCCAGGCGAAGAAGATCTATATCTTTGATGAGTGGTATCAGAGCGGGGTGACAAACCGGATCATTGCGGAGACGATCAAGGAAAAGGGCTATGGTGGGCAGAGAATTATCTGTGACTGTGCAGAACCGAAATCGATCGCTGAGTTGCAGGATGAGGGGATCCGCGCGGAGGCCTCTCTGAAGGGCAGGGACAGCGTGCAGCACGGGATCCAGCTAATCCAGAACTATGAGATCATCGTGCATCCAAGGTGCACGGAATTTTACAAGGAAATCGAAAATTACTGCTGGGAAAAGGATCGGAACGGTCGAATGACAGATAAGCCGGATCATGAGTTTTCTCATGGCATGGATTCTATGCGGTATGGTGTTGCCAGGCTGCTGCGAGCCGATCGATTCAGCTTTGACTAAGGGGTGAAAAGGAATGTGGGATTTCTCATTGATTGACAGGGCAAACCGGGCAATCCGGGAAGGGGCGCGGAGGATCTCCGATCGGGCGCTGATATCCCATGAGATCTTTCGCCAGAAATCATCGAAGGAGTGGCGGTGGATGATAAAGGGGGATGATTACTATCTCGGCCGCCAGGATATCCTGAAGAAACGGAGGACAGCGATCGGAAGAGACGGGAAGCTCATAGAACTTGATAATCTTCCGAACAACCGTCAGATCGACAATGTGTATCGTCGTATGGTAAAGCAGAAAGTGAACTATCTTCTGGGAAAACCGATCTCTGTGACCTCTGATAATGCAGCTTATCAGGATGCTCTGACAGAGCTTTTCGATAAGGCGTTTTTCCGGCAGCTTAAGAACGTTGGACGGGATGCCCTGAATTGTGGGATCGCCTGGCTTTATCCGTACTATGACGAGACCGGAGAATTTCGCTTCAAGAAATTCCGACCGTTTGAGATCATCCCCGAGTGGAAGGATGTAGATCATACCGAGCTTGACCGGGTGATTCGATTTTATGAGGTCCTCAATTTCGATGGAGAGCGGGACACGAAGATCACAAAGGCGGAGCTTTATACGAAAGGAGGGATTGATTTCTTCGAGTACCATAACGGCATGCTTCTTCCCTGTGCGCCCTGGCACCAGGATTATTTCATGGTGGAGGGGAAGGGGTATAACTGGGACAAGCTCCCCTTTGTCCCCTTTCGGTATAACGACGAAGAAATTCCGCTGGTTGTAAACTGCAAGAGCCTTCAGGACGGTCTGAATCGGATCCTCTCTCACTTCGACGACAACATGGAGGAGGACAGTCGGAATACCATTTTGGTACTTGTAAACTACGACGGGGAGAATCTGGGGGAGTTTAGACAGAATCTCGCAACCTATGGCGCCGTTAAGGTTCGCTCCGACGCAAACGGGGCCGGCGGGGATGTAAGAACTCTGCAAGTAGAGGTTAATGCGGAGAACTATAAGGTGATTTCGGATATCTTCCGCCGCGCCATTATCGAGAACTGCATGGGGTACGATGCGAAGAATGAGAAGCTTACAGGAACGCCGAATCAGATGAACATTCAATCCATGTATAGCGACATCGACCTGGATGCATCCGACATGGAGACCGAATTCCAAGCGGCGTTGGACGAGCTGCTTTATTTTGTGGATCTGCATCTGCTCAACAGCGGAGCAGGAGACTTCCGGACGGTCGAAGCGACCTTCACCTTCAACACAAATATGCCGATGGATGAGAGCCTTACGATTCAAAATATCCAGAACAGTGTGGGAATTATCTCGAAAGAGACGCTCCTCTCTCATCATCCCTATGTGACGGATGCGAATGCAGAAATGGACCGTTTGAAGGCAGAGGAGGCGTCTCTTTCGGAAGCGGAGTATCACCCGATGATCGAACACGGAGGCGCGGAGCATGAAGACGAGTGAGTATTGGCAGAAGCGTTTCTCTGAGCTCGAAGAGCTTCGACATGGGGAGGCAGCTGCAGGGTATCAAGAGATCTCCCGTCAGTATCAAGAGGCAGAGAGGGAGCTTGAGCGGCAGATTTCTGTGTGGTATCAGCGCTTTGCTGCAAACAATGGGATCTCGATGCAGGAGGCCCGGAAGTTCCTGAGCAAAGCACAGCGGGAGGAATTTCAGTGGGATATTGAAGAGTACGTCAGAAAGGGGGAGGAGAATGCGATCACACCGATCTGGAAAAAGCAGCTGGAAAATGCTTCTGCAAGAGCACATATCAGCAGGCTGGACGCGCTGAAGCTTCAGATCCAGCAGCAGATGGAAAAGCTCTTCGGAGGTCAGCTGGACAGCGTAGACAAGACCATGCGAAGGGTCTATGAGGGAGATTACTATCATACCGCTTTTGAGCTCCAGAAGGGGGTTTCCATCGGCCGCAGCTTTTCTCAGCTGGATGAACGGAGCATACAAAAGGTTCTAGCACGCCCCTGGGCTCCGGATGGGAGGAACTTCTCGGATCGGATATGGTCGAACAAGCAACTCCTGGTCCATGAGCTCAATACGACGATGACGCAGAACATCATCCTCGGGAAAGATCCACAGAAGGCGATTCAGGCCATCTCCAGGCGCCTTAAAGTCTCGCAAACTGCGGCAGGGCGTCTTGTTATGACAGAGTCCGCCGCGATCGGGAATGCTGCACAGCGGGACAGCTTCCGGGAACTCGGTGTAGAGCAGTATGAGATTGTTGCGACTCTGGATTCTCGTACGTCGGAGATATGCCGCCATATGGATGGTAAGCACTTTAAGATGAGCGAGTGGCAGACTGGCGTCACGGCCCCGCCCTTTCACGTAAACTGCCGCACGGCGACGGCTCCCTACTTTGAGGAGGATCTCGATCAGATCGGAGAGAGGGCTGCGAGAGATGAGGAGTCGGGGAAGACCTATTATGTGCCGGCAAACATGGGTTATGAGGAGTGGGAGAAAGCATTTGTGGAATCGGGCGCTTATGCAACGCCGACGACGGTAGGTCAGTCCTTTGCCGGGTATAACCAAGCGCAGCAAGATGACCTGGAACAAATCTATAACAACGCGCCACAGGAAATCAAAGCCTTGTATGTCAAATACGGGGGCCAATTGCAGCCGGTCGATGAAAACGTTGATCCTAGCATTGGTGAAGCATATTTCAGTCCGTCGGATGGACGCGTACATATGCATAAAGCTGATGCCGCAGCAGGGAATAGCTATCAGGAGCCATTTCAAGTGCACTTTCATGAATATGCGCATAATCTTGATTATCTTGCCGGTGGCGGGCAAAACTTTTCACGGGCATATAAGAATGCTGCACAGAAAACACTTGAAGATGTCATAATGGATGACTGTGAAAAAACCATAAAACAGTATTTTAAGGATAGTGCTGCTGATGCGAATGGTGTATATCAAAAAGCATTCGATGCCCAGCTAAAGATTAGTGGCGTAGGTGCAGAAGCATACGTAAGAAACTTGTTGCATAATTATAGACTGACAACCGGAATGCTAAGAACAGACCCGATTTATCAACTTCTGGAAAATGAATTAGATGCTGCAAAAACCGAAGAAGCTATACGAGGTTTTTACACGAAGCATTTTGACAAGTTCAGTAAGTTCATATATGATAAAAGCAAAGTGCTAGATTCTTTTGAAGACTACATCAAAATGAATCACACAATGAAAGAGTACTCAAACTTGTCAGATATGTTCGGAAGATATTCAGTTCAGTGCGGCAGAAGTAGCTACGCATTTGGTTTTGGTCATGATCCGGCATATATCACAGGCACTGGAAATCTAAGTGCAGAGGGATTTGCCGAAATGACAGATTCAACGATTGCTTCACCGGGTGCGCTTGCGTTAATTAAAAGGTATCTACCAGATGCATATAACATGTATTTGAAAATGCTGAAAAGGATGTGATTATATGACTGAGCAAGAAAAGGCATATGCAAGGCTTGACCTGCAGTACAAGGAAAAGTTCGGTAGCTTTTATCCTGTTGAATTTGGCGATAATCGGTCATCAGCAGAACATATGGAGACTATGAGGAATTGTCTGAAATCAGGAAACCCTCATGTAATACCTGATCGAAAAATTCCTAAAGGGGTTATGATTTAACGAAAGACGAGGGGCTTCGAGAACCTCGGAACATTTGAGAGTCTTTAAGACGCCGGGAAGCCGGTGTCTTTTTGTATGCCCTGCCGGATGGCGTAAAAAGACGGAACCGAACAATCATGTGGGAGCTACCCCGTAAAAAGTGTAAAAGAAAGGACGGATGAAACAATGAAAAGAAAGTTTTTGGAGGAGCTTGGGCTAGAGAAGGATGTCATTGACAAGATCATGACAGAAAACGGAAATGATATCAATGCCGCAAAGGCGGAGCTTTCAGATGTTACTGCGGAACGGGACAAGCTGAAGCAGGATATCAAAGAAAGAGAAGGTCAGATCGAAACGCTGAAGAAATCCGCTGGGAGCGGAGAGGATCTCAAAAAGCAGATCGAAGCTCTCCAGGCAGAAAACCGGAAAGAGAAGATAAGCTATGCAGTCGAAAAGGCATTGACTGCCGCAAAGGCGAAGAACGTCACTGCGGCGAAAGCCATGCTGAAGGATCTGGACAAGGCAGAATTCTCGGAGGATGGCAGTATCAAGGGCCTCTCGGAACAGATCAAGGCTCTTCAGAAGGACGAGGCAACGAAATTCCTTTTCGAGGAGGAGAAGCCTCAGAAACCGAAGATGACTGGTGCAAGTCCGGCGGATCCGGACGATGAAAAGCCGTCAGGAGTCACTAAGGAGCAATTCGCGAAGATGGGATACAAGGAGCGGCTGAAGCTCTATAATTCCGATCGCGACGCTTATGATCTTCTGAGCGGCATGAAGAAAGGAGAAGAGTAATGGCAGGAATGACAAAACTGTCTGGCCTTGTGAATCCGCAGGTTATGGCGGATATGGTGAGCGCGACGCTCCCGAAGAAGATCAAGTTTTCGCCGTTCGCAAAAGTGGATACCACTCTCTCGGGGCAGCCGGGGGATACGATTACCGTACCAAAGTATGCCTATATCGGGGATGCAGAGGATGTTGCGGAGGGAGTAGCGATCGGAACCGTGGTGCTTACGGCCTCCACTACGACGGCGCAGGTCAAAAAGGCGGCAAAAGCTGTCGAGATTACGGATGAGGCCGCACTCTCTGGCTATGGCGACCCGATCGGAGAGGCGGCGAATCAGCTGACTATGGCGATCGCGGCAAAGGTGGATAATGACTGCTATGAGGCTCTGAAAGGGGCTACGCTGCAGTATGACGGCTCCGCGAAGATCATCAGCTATGAGGGTATCGTGGATGCGGTGGATAAGTTCGGGGACGAGACGGACGCAGGAGTAAACAAGATTATCTTCGTGCATCCGAATCAGGTCACGCAGCTTCGGAAGGATCCGAACTTTCTGGATATCAATAAGTACCCGATCGCGAACGGCGTCATCATGTCCGGGACGATCGGGAGCATCGCGGGCTGCAGAGTGGTGAAGTCCAAGAAAGTCGCTCTGGATTCGGGAAACGCCTACTACCTGAACCCGATCATGGTAGATGATTCCGCAGATCCGAACGAGGATCCTGCGGCGGATAAGACCGCAACCGTTTCTTCGGCGCTCACGATCTACCTTAAGAGGGATGTCAATACGGAGACCGATAGGGATATCCTGAAGAAGACCACCGTGCTCTCTGCGGATGAGCACTATACGGCGGTGCTTTCCAACGAGTCGAAAGTCGTGCTTGCAAAGTTCAAGAAGTAAGGAGGGGGTAAATGGGAATGCTGCTGAGAAGGCATTATGAGATCCCGGACGAACTGGAAGCGGATGTGGCGGAGGAAGAGACGAGTCTTACTCCTGTCACAGAAGACGAGCTTCCGGTGGAGGCGCCAGAGGAAGAGGCAGAACCGGAAGAGGCAGAACCGGAGGAGGTGTCGGATGGAGACGCTGGAACGCGGAAAGGAAAGGCTTAAGCAACTGAGCTATACCTGGAAGGCTTCTGACGAGGCCCTGCTTTCCCATTGCTGCGAAAAGGCCGCGTCCTATGTCAAGAATGAGTGCAATACAGAGGAGGTCCCGGAGGGCCTCCTCTCTGTCACAATTGACATAGCCGTAGGAGAGTTCCTGAAAACGAAGAAGACCTTTTCACCGAATGATCTTTCTGGGCTGGATTTTAGCGCCGTGGTGACGCAGATCAAGGAAGGAGATACCGACGTGAGTTTTTCGGAGGGAAAGAGTACAGAGCAGCGTCTGGATGAGTTCATCTCTTATCTTCTCAGTTATGGCACGCCGCAGTTCAGTTGTTACCGGAGGCTGAGATGGTGAGTGCTTTGGAGCGGGCAAGGAGAAGCGCGCAATCGGCACAGAGGATGCTCTACGATGGCCGGGCCGACATTATAGAGTACCGGAAGCGGAAAGATCCCGAGAGCGGAATTATCTCGCATAAAGAAGAGACGGTAGAAAGAGGGCTGCCGTGTCGGCTCTCTTTCTACGAGATCTCTTCCGTAAGCCAGACCGATTCCGCTGCCGATACCGCGCAGGTCATAAAGCTTTTCCTAGCTCCTGACGCCGCAATAAAACCGGGATCAAAGATCGTAGTCACACAGAACGGAAAAACAGTGGCGTATCAGTGCAGCGGCGTCCCTGCGGTCTATGCCACGCATCAGGAGATTATACTGACGCTGTTTCAGAAATGGAGCTGAGATGGGACAAGGAGGGGTAGATAAAAAGGCACTGGAAGAGTTTGCAGAGAGGATGAAGGCACTCTACGAACAAAGGGAAGTCTTTTTGGGGGACTGCGCGAAAGAATTATCCGCGAGGCTTTTGCGGAAAGTCATAAAGCGCACACCGGTCGGAAACTATTCCGTAGAAGTCACTGCCGTTGCGAAACGAAACGGAAAAAAGCATAAGAAAGGAGAGTCTTATCAGAAGTGCATCAATCCTACTGGGAGAAAAGGCGGAACACTTCGGCATGGCTGGACGATCGGAGAGGTATCAAAATCCGGGGATCTCTATACCGTGGATATCATCAATCCGACGGAGTATGCAAGTTATGTAGAGTTCGGGCATCGGCAGACCCCGGGGCGCTATGTCCCGGCTCTCGGAAAACGGCTTAAGAAGGGATGGGTAAAGGGGCAGTTTATGATGACGCTATCCGAGAATGAAATTCGTGCCATGGCGCCCGCGCTGCTGGAAAAAAAGGTGAAGGATTTTCTGAAAGGAGCGATGGATGGTAAATGAGATCCTCCGGGGAATCAGCACTGCACTTTCCCGGGAATTTACAGAAAAGGAATATGAAATCTATGTGGAGGAAATTCGGCAGGGCCTGCAGGAGCCTTGCTTTTTTGTTTCCGCCCAGAATCCTTCCAGCCAGCACTTCTTGGAAGGAAGATATCTTAGGCGCTGTCCCATCCTGATCCAATTCTTCCCCGAGGACGGGAAGCAGGAAATATGCCATGAGGTCGCAGAGAGGATGATCGCATGCCTGGAGTACATCACACTTCCCGGAGAGGAGCAGCCGATCTGGGGAAAGAATCCTCGCTATGAAATCCATGACGGTGTGATGAGCTTTTTCCTGGATTACGATCTTTTTGTCCTTCGAAAGGAGGATCAGGAGAAAATGGGAGAGCTTTTGCAAAATGGAAAGGCAAGGTGATTATGGAAAAGGAAAACGGGAAGACGTCTCCGGATTTCTTTGAAAAGCGACAGCTTTTAGAGTCCCGGCGTTTCCGAGACAAAAGGGATCTCCTGGAGGCAATCCTTTTGGACGGAAAAGAGTACACGATGGAGGAAGTCGAGCAGAGAATCGACGACTATAGGAAAGGCAAGGTGTGAGAATGGCACTTGGCGGAGGAAGCTTCCTTACGCAGAACAAGGTTCTGCCGGGAGCTTATATCAATTTTATTTCGAAGTTTATGGCGGGAGCGGCGCTTTCTGATCGAGGAATTGTCACGCTGCCGCTGGAGCTTGACTGGGGGCCGGAGGGGGAAGTCTTTACCCTTTCCAGCGAGGACTTCCAGAAGAGCAGCCTGAAGCTTCTGGGTTACTCCTATGGGCACGAGAAGCTGAAGGGTCTCAGAGATCTCTTCCTGAACGCGAAGACGCTCTATACCTATCGGCTGAACAGTGGCGGAACAAAGGCATCGAATACCTTTGCAGAGGCAAAGTATCCGGGGAAAAGGGGAAACGATCTTCGGATCGTGATCCGGAAGAATGCAGACGAGCCTTCCCATTTCGACGTTATGACCTATCTGCTGGACTCCCGGGAGGACCTGCAGACGGTATCGGCGGCCTCTGAGCTTACAGCAAATGATTTTGTCACCTGGAAGAGCGGGGCGACCCTTGCGGAAACCGCCGCAACGCCCCTGACCGGCGGGAGTAACGGAACGGTAAACGGAGCGTCCTATCAGGGCTATCTTCAGAAGATCGAGGCCTATCACTACAACGTGATGGGAGTTCTCAGTACGGATGGCACCACGCTGAAGCTGTTTAATGCGTTCCAGAAACGCCTCCGGGACGAGGTCGGGGTAAAGTTTCAGCTCGTGAGCTATCGAAATCCCGCTGATAATTTCGGCGTGATCTCCGTGGAGAACAAGGTCCTGGACGCCGGATGGGATGAGGCGTCTCTTGTCTACTGGGTAGCGGGACTGGAAGCCGGATGCGAGGTCAATCGTTCCTGCCAGAATCGAAAGTATGACGGGGAATTTACGGTGGAGACGAAGGAGACGCAGTCCCAGCTGATCGAGGGAATTCTCGCAGGGAAGTTTCTGGTCCACCTCGTGAACGGTGTCCCTCGGGTGCTCGAGGATATCAATACTCTGGTGTCTGTGACAGAGACCGTAGGGGAGATCTTTAAGGATAATCAGACAGTTCGCGTGGCTGATCAGATCGGAAACGATATCGCATCCCTCTTTGCCTCGAAGTATCTCGGTGTGATTCCGAACAAAGCATCCGGCAGGATGTCCCTGTGGGCGGATATTGTGAAGCTTTGTCAGGAACTGCAGGATCTCGGTGCGATTGAAGATTTCGAGGACAAGGCCGTCACAGTGGAGCGGGGGAGCACAAAGAAATCCGTTGTGGTAAATACGGATATCTCTGTCGTCAACGCGATGGGGAAGCTCTATATGAGCGTTGTCATCCAGTAAGGAGGAGAAATGGCCGAGAATATCACAATGAAAGCCAGAGATACGATCATGGCAAAGGCGGCGGAGTGTTTTCTGACAATCCGCGGCAGGCGCTATAACTTCATGATGATGAAGGACATGGAAGTAAAGATCGAGAAGACGAAATCTAAGGTCGCACGACTTGGTGCCATGATGGTAGGCCATAAGTCCTGCGGCATGGAGGGGACCTTCTCAGGCACGGCGCACTACAATCAGTCCGTGCTGCGGCAGGCGCTGAAGGACTATAAGGACAGCGGGGAGGATATCTACTTCGAGATGCAGATCACGAATGATGATAAGACCTCCCGGGCCCGCAGACAGACTGTTGTGCTCTACGACTGCAATACAGACGGCGGGATCCTTTCCAGCTTTGACGCAGACGGGGATACGATAGAGGAATCGATTAAGGGGACCTTTGAGGACTTCTCTATTCCCGAGTCCTTCACGCTTCTGAACGGGTTCCTCGCGAACTGATCGGTAAAAGAAAGGAGAAATCATGTCAAAATTTGCGCTCTTCATGAGGCAGAACAAAAAAGATAAGCCGAATGCCTTCTACGCTCCGACGAAAAGCCTCCTGGATAAGGATGGAAAGCCCCTTATGTGGGAATTTCGGCATATTACTTCAAGGGAAAACGATGAGATTCGGGATTCCTGCACGACAGAACTTCCTGTCACCGGAAAGCCTGGCATCTTCCGGCCGAAGGTCGATACCTACCGATATCTCGCAGAGATGATCGTTGCCTCGACCGTGACGCCGGATCTCTTTGATTCAGAGCTGCAGGATTCTTACGATGTCAAAACGCCGCGGGAGCTCCTGTACGCGCTTGTGGATGATCCGGGAGAGTATCAGGATCTAGGGCTCTGGATCCAGGAGTTCCAGGGCTTCACACAGAGTCTGGAAGACAAGGTGGAAGCGGCAAAAAACTAATTGAAGGGGAGGATGAGGACCCGGAAGCAAGCTATGCCTATCACGCACTTCTGAGGCTCCACATCCTCCCCTCAGTATTTTTTCAAATGGATGAAAACGAAAAAGCCTTTGTAATCGCAGCAATCCGCTTGAAGGCAGAGCACGATAAAGCGGAGCAGGACCGCATGATGCGAAATTCCCGGAGGAGGCATTAGATGGCAAGTATACAGACCGGCATTGCTTTAAATGACCAGCTTTCGGGGAAGCTTTATGGGATCATCGGCGCACTGTATGATACCGTCGGCGCGATGGATGAGTTGCATAGCAGCCTTTCGCAGCCAATCAGCTCGCCGGTAGGCGATGAGATGGCGGGGCAGCTCGGGAGAGCGGAAAGCGCTGCGGAGCGCCTGCAGGAGGCGATTGCAAGGCTCTACCCGAAGATCGAGGATAACGAAGAGGGCCAGGAGGAGCACAATGAAGCTATAAAGCAGGGGGCAAGAGCAGCGGATTCCCTCATGCAGAAGATTGTCGGGGTAGCTGCGGCCTATGCGACAATGAAATCTGTGCAAACGATCGCCGGAATTTCGGATCAGATCGTGCAGACCCGTTCCCGCATCGATCTGATGAACGACGGACTCCGTTCCACGGATGAGGTCATGGACCTCATCTATGCTTCCGCTCAGGATGCCCGCGGAAGTTATGCCGATATGGCGGGAGTGGTAGCTCGATTTGGAAACAACGCAAAGGACGCCTTTTCCGGAACAGAAGAGGTAGTGGCCTTCGCGAATCTCATCCAGAAGCAGATGACTATTGCAGGAGCATCTACGCAAGAGGCCGCGAATGCAGAGCTGCAGCTCTCTCAGGCGCTGGGTTCCGGAGTCCTTCGGGGAGACGAGCTGAACTCTATCTTTGAACAGGCCCCGAATCTGATCCAGTCGATTGCGGATTATATGCAGGTACCAATTGGAGAGATCCGAAACATGGCACAGGAGGGAAAACTGTCTGCCGACATTGTAAAGGCAGCGGTCTTCGCAGATGCCGACAGCATCAATGAAAAATTCGCGGAGATGCCTCTAACCTGGTCTCAGGCATGGACTATGATGCAAAACGCGGCACTGAAGGCCTTTGAGCCGGTACTGCAAAGGATCAATTCCATGGCAAACAGTGAGATGTTCCAGTCCTTTTTTGAGGGTGTTGTCAACGGCATGAACCTCGCCGCGGACGCTGTCTTAGGTATCTTTGACCTGGTGGGGCAGGTTGCGACTTTTGTTGCGGACAACTGGGGGGCAATCGAACCGATCATCCTCGGGATTGTTGCAGCACTCGGGCTCTACTACGGGATGATGCTTGCGGTAAACGTGATCAATGGCATCGCTGCGGCCGTACAGGCAGTGCAGACGGCGGCAGCGACCGCACACGCTGCGGCCATGATGATGGAGGCGGGAGCTACCTTTGCTGCTACCGCGGCTCAGTATGGGTTTAATGCGGCCTTAATGGCTTGTCCCATTACCTGGATCATTCTGGCAATCATCGCCCTGATTGCCGTAATTTTCGCGATTGCGGGGGCAGTCGCGAAGGCCACAGGAGCAGCGCGAAGCGGCTTCGGTATCATTATGGGAGTCGTATTTACAGCGGGAGCCTTCATCCGGAATCTGGTCGTCGGGCTGATCAACTCGTTGATCGCTTATGTGATCAATTTCTATAACACGTCGGCGAATTTTGCGGCGGCCTTTGGCGTGCTGTTTAATCGCCCCGTGGCGGCGATTAAAGCTGTGATGCTCTCTCTTTTTAATTTCATCGTGGGTGTCGTCAGTAAGGCAGCCGGCATGCTGGATGCACTTTTCGGCAGCAACCTGCAGGGCGCTGTCGCGAAGTTCCAGGGAAAAGTACAGGCACAGATCGACGCGACGATTCAAAACGCCGGAGGAGAGAAGGCAAAGACTTTAAACGCCGCAGACTACCAGCTGGAAAGAACAAAGTACAGTGACGCCTTCCAGGCAGGGGCAAAGTGGGGAGATGGTGCTGCGGATAAGTTTCACAGCTTAGGCGGCCTTTTCAAGGGCGGAGGCGGAGCAGGAGCCCTTCCGAATTTCGCCGGCATAGGTGGGCTTCAAAATGCGGTTCAGAACGGAGCGGGAGACGCGATAGCGGGATCCGGGCTTCCGGGATCTTCTGGCATCACTGCCGGGAACACGGAAAAAATTGCGGATTCTCTCGCCGATAGCAAGGAGGACCTGAAGTATCTCAGAGATATCGCTGAGCAGGAGACGATAAATCGCTTTACCACGGCGGAGGTTAAGCTTGAGATGGTAAACCACAATACTATCCAAAGTAACCTGGACCTCGACGGCATCGTCTCCCGAATGACGGACTCCGCGGAAGAGGCGATCGAAAGGATTGCGGAAGGAGTGCATTGATGGGGAAAAGAAGCGGTTACGACTTTTATCTTGGGAAGTGCCTTTTCCCGCTGGCCCCGGAGAAGCTCACAGTAAAAATCGGAAACAACAATTCGACAACGGTCCTGATGAATGACGGGGAAATCAATATCCTGAAACAGCCGAAGCTTACGGAAATCGAGTTCGAGGCACTGATTCCTCAGGTACGTTACCCCTTTGCGAGGTACAAGGGAGGATTCAAAAAGGCAGAATACTTTCTCTCTATCTTTGAAAAACTGAAAATTGCGAGAAGACCGGTACAGTTCATTGTCTGTCGCCGTCTTCCTCGCGGGCGAAGGCTCTATAACACGAATATAAGGGTAAGCCTCGAGGAGTATCAGATCACAGAAAATGCGAAGGAAGGCTTGGATGTGAAGGTCAAGTTTAAGCTAAAGCAGTACAAGTTTTTCGGAACGAAAACCGTGACAATCAAGCCTCCTGCCGCCCCGGAAGCCCCGCCTGCCGCAAGTACGGAACCTCCGAGAGAGCAAAAGTCGCCTCCACAGGAAACGAAGACTTATACCGTAAGGAAGGGAGACTGCCTTTGGAAGATCGCAAAAAGGCTTTACGGGAATGGAGCGCAGTATGCAAAGATCTTCGAAGCAAACCGGGATAAGATCAAAAATCCCAATCTGATTTATGCCGGCCAGGTTCTGACTATCCCCGCTTAAAGGAGAAAAACAAATGGCAATTGACTTGATCGTAAGCAGCGAGGACCATAAAAAATTTTTCTCTCCCGCGGTCTTGGAGGGGATCAGCTGGAGTACAAAGCGGAGGAGCACTCCGGGAAAACTGAGCTTTAAGGTAAGAAAAGACAGTGTTCTTCAATTCGGCGAGGGGAGCGAAGTACGTTTTCTTCATGATGGGAATCCGATTTTCTTCGGATTTATTTTTCAAAGGGAGTGCTCTCGGGACGGCGTAATCTCTATTACGGCCTATGATCAGCTGCGCTATCTGAAATATCAAGACACTTGGGTCTATCGAGAAAAAACCGCGTCCCAGCTGATCCGTATGATCGCGGAGGACGCAAAGCTTAAAATTGGTGATCTGGAAGACTCCCGCTACGTTATCCCGGTCAGATCAGAGGACAAAAAGAGCTTTCTCGAAATGATAGAAAACGCCCTGGATCTGACTTTGCAAAACACGAAGGAGATGTTTGTTTTATATGACGATTTCGGAAAACTTTCGCTTAAGAATATTTCGAGTATGAAGGTGGGATCTGGGGAACAATATCTTCTGATCGATCAGGAGAGCGGGCAGGATTATGACTATTCGATCAGCATTGACGGGAACAGTTATAACCAGATCAAGCTGTCTTATGAGGATAAGAAGGCTGGAAAGCGGGAGACCTATATCGCAAAGTCCGGGGAGAATATCAACAAATGGGGGCTTTTGCAGTATTTCGATACTTTAAAGGAGGGCGAAAACGGGCAGGCAAAGGCAGACGCCCTTTTGGCCCTCTACAATAAAAAGACAAAGAAACTGAAGCTGAAAAACGTGCTGGGGGACGATCGCGTTCGCGCCGGCTCGTTGATTGTGGTGAAGCTTATGCTGGAGGAGAGTTCTATACAGAACTTCATGCTCGTAGAGGAGTGCAGCCACAACTATAAGGATGGGGAACATTGGATGGATTTAAGCCTGCGAGGAGGAGAGATCAATGCTTGATATGACGCGATTTGTAGAGCTGATGAAGAAGCAGGCGGCGGATGCAGTGGCGGCGGGGGATCCGGTCCACATCCTGTACGGGACGGTAGGCAGCGTAAATCCTCTTGTCGTTATAACGGACCAGCAGTTAAGGCTTGAGCGAGACGTCCTGATCCTCCCCGAATATTTAACGGATCATACGGTCCGGATTGGAGAGAGGAATGTGACGTTCTACGGCGCACTGAAAGCAGGAGATAAGCTGATACTTTTGCGTCAGCAGGGAGGGCAGAGCTTTTTGGCGCTCGACAGGGTGGCGAAATGATTCCTATAACAAGCGGACTTTTGGACAGAGATTTTTCTATTGAAGAGCGTCCCTCCCTTACGCATTGGATGGACATCGAAAGAAAAAGCATCCAGGGGATGACAGACGCACAAGATGCCATGAGGCAGGCAATCTACAAGATCCTCAACACAGAGCGCTATGAGTACGAAATCTATTCTTGGGACTACGGAATAGAGACGTTAGATCTCTATGGAGAGCCGGTTACATGGGTGGTTCCTGAGCTGGAGAGAAGAGTCCGGGAAGCACTTCTGCAGGATACCCGAATCACAGAGATTTCGGATTTCGAATTTGACTTTCCGGAAAAGAGAGTCGTGCACGTAGTCTTTACCGTGCACACGATCTTCGGAGAGCTGAAGGCAGAGAGGACGGTGAGAATCTGATGTATGAGGACCAGAACTATGAGGCGATCCTTGGGAGGATGCTGGACAGGATATCCGGGAATATCGACAAAAGAGAGGGCTCTTTGGTATGGGACAGCAATGCCCCTGCCGCGGCAGAGTTGGCAAGTCTCTATATTTCTCTTCGTTGGATGCTGGATCAGGCCTTTGCGGATACCGCATCTCGAGAATATCTCATACGGCACGCGAAGGATCGAGGTATTTTCCCGGAACCGGCGAGTGGAAGTATTTTAAAAGCCGTGTGCACTCCTGCTACTTTAGAGGTCCCGATCGGGGCCCGCTTCTCCTGTGAGACTCTGAACTATCACGTTACGGAGAAAATCGCGCCGGGAGAGTATAAACTGCTGTGCGAGACGCCTGGCACGGCGGGGAACAAGAACTTCGGACTTTTGATTCCGATTGAATTTATCCCCGGCCTGGAAACAGCAACGCTGAAAGAGGTGCTGATCCCCGGGGAGGATGAGGAGAGTGACGAGTCCCTTCGAAAGCGCTACTACGATAGCTTTCGGAATCTTTCCTTCGGGGGAAATCGAGCAGACTATCTTTCCCGCGTGAACGCAATCCCCGGCGTAGGAGCAGTAAAGGTGGAACGTGCGTGGAATTATGGCATGAAACCCTCTGATTTCATTCCAAACGCAAATGTCGAGAGCTGGTACAGCACAGCGGTGCAAAGTCTCCCTCCTGACGTCAAAAAATGGGTTTTTGCTCTTTACGAAGCAGCGAAGAAACACTGGCTTACAACCGGTGGCGCGGTCAAACTTACGATCCTCGCGTCGGATTATGGGAAGGCATCCTCGGAGCTCATCGCTACAGTAGAGAAAACATTGGATCCTGGCCCCGTTGGCGAGGGCTACGGCTTGGCTCCGATTGGGCATCTTGTCCATGTAGAGACTGCGACGGAGGTTCCTGTTGAATTTACGATATCTTTTACCTTTGCCCCGGGGTATCACTATTCCGCCCTTGCTTCTCAGGTTCAGGCTGCTATCGAAGCTTACTTCCTGGAGCTTAGGAAGGGCTGGGAAGAGCGGCCATGCATTGTCCGACAGGCGCAAATTTATTCTCGACTTCTTTCCATCGAGGGGATTGTCGATGTGACCTCGGTTTTCATCAACGGAAAGAGTGAGAATCTTTCCCTGAAGGAAAATGAGATCCCGGCTTTTTCAGGGGTTAAGGGGGGCTGATCAATATGAGCGAAGAGAGAGAAGTTGACCTCCTGAGCTACCTGCCGCAGTACATGCAGGAATTTCGGGAACTCCGAGTGATCTTGAAAAGTGAGGAACCGGAATTTGTACTCGCGTGGGAGAAGTTGCAGAGGTGGCTTAGAAATCGTTTCATTCTGGAGGCAGACGCCGAAGGGATCCAACGCTTTGAGGAGTATCTGAGGATCCGCCCCTTTGATACGGACTCTTTGGAGGATCGAAGGAGAAGGCTGCTCGGGCTTAAAATGACCGGGCTTCCGTATACTCTGAAAAAGCTTCAGGAAGTGCTCTATCAGATGTGCGGAAGCAAAAACGTGAAGTGCACCGTGGATTATGAGCATTATACCGTGACAGTATCCGTGATGCTCGCCTCAATTCGTTCTCTGGACTTTATCCGAGAGATCACCGGCATCATGGTTCCGTCCAATATGCTGCTCGATATCCGGGTGATCTACAATCGCTGGGAGCGCTTCCGACGCATTACATGGGGAGAGCTCCGGACGGAAAGCTGGAAAAGCCTTCACGAAGACAGGAAGTGGCAGGAGGGAAGTTAAAGTGAGAAAAACAACGAATCTGCAATTAAAACAGCCGGAATATGAGGATTTTGTGGATATCGAAGATCTGAATCAAGATCTCGATCTGCTCGATAGTGCAATCGCTGAAAAGCTAAATCGTGCCGGCGGGGATATCAGTGACACAGTGGCGTCTATTATCGAAGAAATATCGGAGGAGATGCCGCTCCCTGCTGCAGGGGACGTCACGAAGACGCTGCTGGGGAAGATCGTGAAATTCTTCAAAGACGTGAAAGGTCGTCTTACATCCTTATCGAAAAGGATTTCCGAGGAGCAAAACCGCTCATCGGAAGCCGAAAACCAACTTGCCGGGCAAATATCGGTCCTGGATTCGGACATTAGCACTACGTCTAAAAATCTTCAGTGGGAATATAACCGGGCGAAGGAGGTCGAGGACAGGATCTCCCTTCGACTGGACGCTGAGATTCAGCGGGCGCTAGGGGAGGAAGTGAAAAAGCTGGATCGATCTTCCCTTGTCAATAACACCTCTATCGACCGTACAGATATGCCGGCATCCTCTCATGTAACGAATGATCTTCAGAAGCAGCTAAACCGGGTAGACTCGGCTTCCATCAAGACGGAAGGAGCTACTTCTGATCAAAAAGTCATGAAAATCACGAGAGAGAGTTCTTCGGAGCATCCGAACCGGATCCACTTTTTCTCAGAGAGAACTTATGTCGGTTATATCGACATTCTAAAGGACGGCTAATAAGGGAGGACAGCATGGAAAGGATAAGAATCGAAGATAAGGAATACGGGATCCGGGGGATCTATCCGGAAAGAGAACATGTCCTTCGAGTCGACTTTGCAAAAGAAGTTCCGGAAACTCTTTCTCACTTTGTGCTTTTGACAGAAGGAGGAGAGGAGGCCGGGACCTTTACTGGATACATACTTTGCAAGCGCGATGGGCTCAGTGCCTGGATCGCCAATCAAAAAGGAGCAGGAAGCGTAGAGGATCACCGTCCATCTCTAGCAGAATTGAAGGCGGAAAAGAAAGCCGCCCTCGACCGTGCCTGCTCTGAGATCATTCAGCGTGGGATATCTGTAAAGCTAAATGATGGCGAGACAAAACATTTCTCGCTGTCAGAGCATGACCAGCTGAATCTCTTCGGGAAGCTTGCGGAATTGACCACAGGGGCATCTCTCTGCGCCTACCATGCAGACGGGGAGCCCTGCACCTACTTTTCGGCGGAGGATATGAGAGCCATTGTACAGCGTGCAGTATGGTTTGTGTCCTATCACACGACCTATCTTAACGCTTTGCACCGCTGGCTGGATGCTTGCCAGGATGAGGCGGAGCTCTCTTCCATCTTTTACGGGGCGGAGATCCCGGAGGAGCATCAAAACCCGGTCCTGAAGGACCTTGTAAAGCAGATCAAAGGAGGGGCAGCATGAGCAAGATGCTAGGGAAGTACACCGGGCTCTTCGGCGCGGGAGGTCTGATTTATGTCGTAATGGAGCTGATGTGGCGGGGACGGTCCCACTGGAGCATGTTTCTGCTTGGCGGGGTTTGTTTTATCACTCTCGGCCTCATTAACAAGGTGATCCCCTGGGAGACGCCGCTTTGGCAGCAGGCCGTGCTTGGCTCCGGGATTATAACGCTCCTGGAGTTCGTCACAGGGATGATCGTCAATCGGCACTTCGGCTGGCAGGTCTGGGATTACTCGCACATGCCGGGGAATATCCTTGGCCAGATTTGCCCACAATTCACGCTCCTCTGGATCCCGATCAGCATTGTCGGCATTGTATTGGACGACTATCTGCGATGGCGATTCTTCGGAGAGGAGAAGCCGCACTACAAACTAATTTAAAACCGGCGGGGGAATCTCCCCTGCCTTTTATTTACAAAGAAAGAGGTGAAAGCATGAGGAAAACAAGGATCATCCGCAACACGGATCCGAACAACGTAAGGCCCGGAGACCGCTACGCCGGAATCCATGAGGACTCCGACGGTAACAAGTTCTACGTCCCGGACGATGATATCGGGAGACCGAACGGGGCAAAGCACAATCCGGATGCTGCAGCAGATGAGGAGCACGGCCCCGGCGTCAAGAAGGACTGAAGAAAGAGAAGGGAGGCTGAAATGTGACGGATGAGGAGGTAGCGGTAAAGCTCGAAGGGCACGATAAGGAGATCGGAAGCCTAAAGCGCCGAATGAACGATCAGGAAACTGCCAGCAAGCAGATCAACGACATCATCCTGTCGGTGAAGGAACTGGCCTTGAACATGGCCAGAATGCTTGATGAGCAAAAGATTCTGTCCGGACGTGTAAAGAGCTTAGAGGATAAACCGGGGCAGACCTGGGACGCGATCATACGTACGGCAATCACGGCGATCGTTTCCGCCCTGGCCGGAGGGATTGCCATGTGGGTAGCGCAGGGGCTGGCTCTGCACATGCATTGATTAAGAAAGAGAGGAAAAGAACATGGATTTTGGGCTTACGAGTGTTGTGGGAATTACGGTGATCTGCTATCTGATCGGGATGCTTTGCAAGGCATGGCCGATTGTGCCAGACAAGGCGATCCCCGCCGTATGCGGCGTATCCGGGATGCTGCTCGGCATTGCAGCTCTGCAGCTCATGCCGGACTATCCGGCAAAGGACGTCATTAACGCCATGGCGATCGGGATTGTATCTGGCCTGGCGGCTACGGGCGTCAATCAGCTCGGGCGACAGATGACCGCTGGTGTTTGATTAAATATTGAGAGAGGGGCATGATGCGGGAGCTCCTCAAGCAAAGCGGGGCGGACAAAGACTTAAAAGTAGACCACCCTGCAAACCCGCTTAAAATACAGAATCAATACGGAGAGAAAAGTGAAAGGGGATCTGATATGAGAAAGGTACAGAGACTCAAGACGAATACGAAGAAGCCGGGAAGCGGGTATGATGGGAAGCGGAAGGATGAGAGGCAGGGACCAGGAACGGAAATCCATAGAGATCCGAAGATGAGCTATGTGGGGCCGGATCCAAAGCGTCCGCTGTCTCAGGATCCCAACGAGATGCAGGATCTTGGGAATGGGCCCGGGGTAAAGAAGTGAGACAAAGAAAGGGGTGGAGGGCGCGAGCTCTCCTCTTTTGAGTAGAAAGGAGAAAGATATGATCGCAAATAGCGGGCACGATGAAAGAGGAAAGTACAGCGGAGGGCGCGCAGGAGATCAGACCGGAAGGGAATGGGCCGTGATCCCGTGGTATTCCCGCCCATGGGATACGGTCCTTCGGCATCCGGGCGTGAAGGTTAGGCTTATGATTGTCTATCTTGCGAAGAGCGCCGCAAGAAATGACTTGATCGGCTATAATCAGGCGAAGCGGACGACATTCTGGCGGGAGCTCTCCCGGTCTGGATATGATCCCCTTCGGATCACAACTCCGTGTGATGCCGATTGCTCCGCAGGAGTGGCGGCAATCGTAAAGGCAGCAGGGTATCGTCTGGGAGATCAGGCGCTTCAGGCGGTGAGCCCAGACATGTATACCGGCAATGAGACGGAGACGCTCAGACGGGCCGGATTTATCGTGCTGAAGGATCCGAAGTATCTTACCTCAGATCGGAGCCTTCTTCCTGGGGATGTCCTGCTCTGCACTGGGCATCACACAGCAATCAATCTGGATCGCGGAGTGATGGCACAGGATCCCGCCCCGACAGATAATCCGATGCCTCCTGCAGCGAAGCCGGACTATGAGAAACTGGGGTGGATCCACGATGATACCGGATGGTGGTATGCCTACGGGCATCGTAAAGGAGAGTATCACATTAACAATGCGGTCCGGATCGAGGGGAAACTTTACTTCTTCGACGTCTTCGGCTACTGTGTGAAAGATCCAGTGATTAAGACTGATGACAGCGGAGCTCTCGTATCGATTTCCGGAGAGCGGGTGCGGTGATTTCGTGTTGCATTTCGTGTTGCATTTCGTGTTGCATCATGCACCGCCAAAGCGCATTTTTCATCCGCTGAAGCGATATTTTCATCATATCCGAACATGAAAAAAGCAAGGAAAGGAGCCATTTCCGGCGGATTTCCTTGCTTTTTTATGGATGGACCTGACGGGAGTCGAACCCGTGTCCGAAAACAAATTCCCTTTCCTTCTACTATCATAGTACGCTTTTGTGATTCCCCGCCGCAGAAGGATGCGCACGTCCTGCTGCGGCCGGTATCCCCGGATACGCCCATGAGCGAGGGGAAGCGCCCATGTCGTTTCTCACATAAATGAGGTCAGATTCTCAGACTATGAGTGGACTGAGGCTGGCCGGCGGCCCTTAGGCTGCCAGTGCGTAACTGTTGTCGTTAGCGTTTAAATTTAATTTGAAGTTTAACGCAACTGTCTTTCGGATAGCTTCTAAAGCTGCATTGTCCCCGTCGAAACCGGTACAAGCCCATAGAGATACAGAGTGAAGACATGTGGCCTATGGATAAGCTTCTGCCTGAAGCTCTGTTAAACGCATTCTACACTTTTTTTAAATATTTGTAAAGCCGCAAAATATATTGCGGAGGCAGCGGTATAAGCTGCGAAGATAATAAGGCAGCGATCGAATCTCACGGACAGCAGCGAGAAATGGATGTGTAAAATGTCCTGTGTTCCGATAAAGCACGGGAATCCGGAGGTGGAATTTCACGGAGCGCATTTAAAAAGATCGAGGAAGAAGGAAGAGACGCCGGGAGAGCTTCATAAAGAATCAAAAAAGCGGCGTTTTTGCATTTACTGTAATGCAGATACGCCGCTGTACAGGCCGAACGGGAAAGCTTGGAACCGGGCTGTAGACCGGGGGAGGGATGGAGCAGCGCTCCCCCAGGGAAACACTGACTCAATCAGAAAAATTTCGTGCCAACGGGCCTGATGCCGAAAAAACGTGCGGAACGCCGGCGCTTAATGAACACGAGTGTAAAAAGGTGTAAATTTAGTACCGCTGCGTGGAGCCCCGAACGAGAGTGTCCTTTGAGGCACAAGGCATGGCGCATGAGTCATGAATAAATCAGTATTTCCCTAGATCTCTGTGCTCCCCTCCCAGGTTCCGACCTCCCGCTTCGCGGATTTTTCGTCGAACCAGTGGGTGGTCACGGTCTTTGCCCTCGTGTAGAAGCGGACACCGTCCTTTCCGAGCACATGCAGATCCCCGAAGAAGGAGTCCTTATTTCCGGAGAAAGGGAAGTAGGCGGTCGGAACGGGGATGCCCACATTGATTCCCACCATGCCTCCGTCGGTATCCATGACGAATCTTCTGGAATAGTAGCCGCTCTGTGTGAAAATGGCGGAACCGTTTGCAAAGGGGTTTCGATTCATGATCTTGATGCCCTCTTCATAGTCCCGAACCCGTTTGATGCAGGTGACCGGCCCGAAGATTTCGCAGTCTCCGACTGACATTTCCGCTGTGACATGATCGAGAATGGTAGGACCGACGAAGAAGCCGTTTTCATAGCCGGGGACCTTGAAATCTCTTCCGTCCAGAACCAGCTTGGCTCCCTCATCGATTCCCTTCTGAATCCAGTCACAGACACTCTTTTGATGCGCGGCGGAGACGACAGGCCCAAGCCTGGTATCCTCCTCATAGGCGCAGCCGACCTTCATGGCCTGGGCCTTCTCCTTCAGGAGCGAGACAAAGCGGTCTGCGATGGATTCCTGGACACAGATCACGGGGAGAGCCATGCAGCGCATTCCGGCGCAGCCATAGGTGGAATTGATAATGGCATTTGTGGCACTCTCGAGATCGGCGTCCTCGAGAAGGAGGGCGTGGTTTTTCGCTTCGGTCTGAGCCTGAACTCTCTTTCCGTGCTCTGCGGCGATGGAGTAGATTTTCTTTCCGACGCCGGTGGTCCCGACAAAGGTCACGGCCTTGATGCGCGGGTCCGTGAGGAAGATCTCGGCCTCCTGTCTGCCGCAGGTCACGAGATTGACGACGCCCTTCGGAAATCCCGCCTCCTCATAGAAAAGCTCCAGGATGCGGATGGAGGTGAGGGGAGTCTGACTGTTCGCTTTCAGTACTACAGTATTTCCGGTGGCGATGGCGAGAGGGACCATCCAGCCCCAGGGGATCATGGCCGGGAAATTCATCGGCACGATTCCGGCTACGACGCCGAGCGGGAAGCGGTAGCTTGTGCTGTCATAGCCTGTCGTCACATTCATGGAGGCGTCGCCCTGAATGAGGGCCGGGAGGCTGCAGGCAAGCTCTGTCGGCTCAATGGCCTTCTGCACGTCGCCGCGGGCCTCTCCTATGGTTTTTCCGAGCTCTTTTGCGCAGAGCAGGGAGAGCTCCTCCTTATGCCGGACCAGGACATCCCTCCAGGTAAACATATACTGCTGGCGTTTTGAGATGGAGAGGGAGCTCCAGGCCGGAAAGGCGCGGTCCGCAGACTCGATGGCCGCCTCTGCCTCCTCTTTCGTACAGCACGGCGCCTCGGCGATCAGCTCTCCGGTGCTGGAGTCGGTGATCGGCATATAACGTTCCGCCTTGGATTCCAGCCATTCCCCGTCGATGCAGTACTTTAATCGTTTTACTTCTCCCATAGCACAGATCTCCTTATGAAACAGAGCCTTTGACCGCGAGAAGGCGGCCATGGATATAAGTGTATAAGCCCCTGCCCGGCGGGTAAATGCGAAGCAGCCTTGCCTGCACAGGCGCGCGTGGGACTTATCCATATTTGTGATGCCGGAAATTCCGGAATGAGTATTTATTGGGTATAATATTATCAT